ATTTCGAGCCAGTAGCCACCGAAGCTGTTGCCGAAGCTAAAACTGAGGCCCAGAGCGCTGAGACTACTGATTCTCAAGAAGCTGCAGAATAAAAAAATTTTTTAGGTTAATGCTAAAAGACTCTGGGAACTCTATAATCCATATTTAGTGGATTCAGGAGAATATCCAGAGTCTTTTTTAATTTTATCAATATGGAAGAACTGTTTGAAGATTTAAAAAGATATTTAGAAGAACATTTCATTTCATATTCCACTCTACAAATTTTAAATGATGAACGTCCAGTTGTGATTATCAATGGAGAAAAGCATCAATTATCACTTCCTAATAATGAAGGCTCGTTTTTTGATGAAAGTTTTTGCTGGGATAGTGATAGAACGGAATATGATTATTATATTTTTCGGTTTGGTGGTATTTGGTATCGCTTAAAAGCAGGAGAAGAAAGTTCTGTAAAATTAGAAAGAGTACTTTGGCTTGGTAATGCCGAATTTTCAGAGCCATGTTTAAAAGTAGATTGTTTCTTAGGAATCCACGGTCCTTTCGAACTTTTAAATGGAAGTGGATTGTATAAGGAATGGTGTCAGAAAGCCAATTTTTTAGGCATTAAAAGTCTTGGTATATGTGAAAAGGGAACTCTTGCGGGAATTTTAAAATTTCAGGAAGCTTGTAAAAAAGCAAATATTAAACCTATTTTTGGAATGGAAATTCCAATAAAGGTTGAAGAAAAAGATTTACAATATACCGTAAAAGCTTTTGTTAAAAACGAACAGGGATGGCTGAATATTTTAGAGATTAATCGTATAATTAATGTCGAGAATGGTTATGTCACTGAAAAGGAAATCGAACAATTAAGAGAGGGTTTAATAATTATTTTAGATCCCAAAACAATTGAATTTGAAAATGTTTCCAAACTTTGGAAAATGTTTAGCCAACAATTTTATTATCAGTTAGACACAGTCATCTATGAAAAAGAAGATCGTGATAAATGGTACTTACAGAATTTAAAAAAGTTTTTCGATTCCAATTTTTCTCCAATTGCTATGTGCGATGCGTATTATTTAGAAAGAGAATACGCATATAATCGAGTTCGGCTAAATAAAATAGCTGGAACTATGAGTTATGAAAGCCAAAACCAATATTTTAAAAACAATCAAGAATATTATTTCGAATTAAGTGAATTATTTGGTGATTTTGATTCGTTTTTCGATGTGTTTGAAGCTGCTGTGAATAATCTAAAAGATGTATGTTCAAAATGTGATTATACAATTGAAACCGGCCAAAGACATCTACCTAAATATTACATGACAGAAGAGGAATCGAAACTTTATCCTGATAATAAAACTATGTTCACTGAACTTGTTTTTAAGGGAATGGAAGATCATCTTGATCTTATTGAAGATTATGGAATTGATGTCGTGGGAGAAAGAATTGATAGGGAAATCAAAGTAATTACAGAAGGGGATGTTATTGATTACTTCTTGATCCTAAGAGATATTGTAAATTGGTGTAAGAAAAACAATATTTTATTAGGAGCAGGTCGTGGATCAGCAGCAGGATGTTTATGCTCTTATTTACTTGGAATCACTAATGTAAATCCATTACGATATGGATTATTGTTTGAAAGATTCTTGAATGAAGGTCGTGCTAAGGTATCTCTTCCTGATATTGATACAGATTTCGGTGGAGAACAACGTCCTTTAGTAAAAGAATATATGGAACAAAGATTCGGTCAATCACAAGTATGTTCTGTAGGTACCTATACTACTTTGCAATTAAAAGCAGCTATAACAGACCTTTGCCGTCAAGAAGGAGTTGATATTCCTACGGTTAGACGATTTACCAGTAAATTAGGATTAGAAAAAGAAAAAACAGCAGATGACTTTTGGAAAACAGTTTGTGCCAGTGAGGAATTGAGAAACTTTGTGAAGAAGTACTCGGACATGTTCAATGACATGTTACTTATTCTCGGACAACCAAAAGCAGCTTCTATTCATGCATGCGCTATGATGATTTTCCCTGATAATAAAACAATGTATGAATGGGCACCTGTTCGAAAGCAAAAAGATATGATTGTCAGTGAATGGGAAGGTGGAGAATTAGATGCTGCTGGTTTCTTAAAAGAAGACGTTCTTGGAATTGAGCAATTGGATAAATTTACAGATATATTGAATCTTGTTGAAGAACATCACGGAAAAAGAATCGACCTCTACAAAGATATTCCTCTGGATGATAAAAAAGTTTTTTCTTATTTCCAGAAAGGGTTCTTAGGAGATGTATTTCACTTTGGTGCAAAAGGTTTGTCTTCTTATTGTGTTCAGATGGGTCCTTCGAGTATTGATGAACTCAGTGACTGCGCAGCTCTATATCGTCCTGGTACAATAGAAAATAATTTCCATAATGAATATTTACTCAGAAGATCTGGAGAACGAGAAGTAGAATATCACGTAGGAACAGAAGAAATATTAGGACAGACTTACGGCTTATTTGTATATCAGGAACAGGTAATGGCTTTGATGCATGAATTAGCTGGAATGGATCTTGTTACTTGTGATACCGCTCGTAAGGCAATGGGTAAGAAAAAGATTGATGTAATTAAATCTTTGGAAACAAAGTTTATTGAAGGATATTGTTCTCGTCATGGCGTTACACCAGAATATGCAAAGGATTTTTGGGATGAAATTGTAAAAGCTTCCTCCTATTTATTTAATAAGTCGCATTCAGTAGCTTACTCAATAAATGGATATAATTGTGAATGGTTAAAAGTTCATTATCCTATTGAATTTTGGTCAGTAGCATTTAGTCGAGGTAGTATGGATGATTTCCCTTATTATATCAATGAGATTAGAAATTCTGGTGATATAGAAATTCGTCCAGTTGACATCAACAAATCTGAGATAAATATTATAAGTGATCCTGCCACCAATAGTATGTATTGGGCATTAAATTCAGTCGATCAGGTTGGAGAAAAAGCACAGGCGCAACTTATTTCAGAAAGGAAAGAAAATGGACCTTATTTTTCTTTTGAAGAATTTCTTGACAGACATCTTTTTAAAGGATCGGCTGTAAATAAATCTGTCATAGAAAATTTAATTTATTCAGGTGCTTTTGATAAATTAAATCAAAGTGATGGTTCACCGTTTTTACAGAGAGAAACTTTATTGCAACAGTACAGGAAAAATCAAAAGGTTAAGATCGATCCTACTAAAGATGACTATACAATTGCGCATGAAAAAGGAAAAACATCTTTAGAATGGTGGTGGCAACTGCAACAAAAGAAAAAATCAGGTTTTGGTTTCTTTGATTATAAAACACTTGTAAAGACTTATCTTTCTCCGAATATTGGAAAGGATGTCAATTTTATAAGTGCTGAAGATTTGAAGAAATGGAAAGCCACTTCTGACAATCAAGTTGCAATGGGAGGTTATGTTTTAGAGATTCAAGAGAGAAAATCTAAAAAAGGACCATTCTGTAATTTAGTTCTTGAAAGTAATTATGAGTTTATAAAAGTACTTGTTTATCCAGAACTTTTCGAAGATTATGGTGAATTTTTGAGAGGTTGTGAAGGAAATCTTTTATTGTTAAATGGCTTTATTTTATATAATAAATTCCATGATGAATATGTGCTTCAGACAAGTAATTATACTGAGTTTATTGGGATGAGTATTGTTTAAAGGGATATTGTTTATAAGAAAAATTCTTCGTATTTTTATACATTAATAAGAAAGATGAATGTCGCGTCTTTATGAAGCGTGGATTGAAACATACATTAATAAGAAAAGAAAATATGAGACAATTAATTCCTTTAGATGATAAGAGAAACATAGTATTGATTTCCAGTGATGATGTTTCCGAAATTGATATGGATGTCGTAACTTCTATTGATTACGGAAACATCTATGGAGAAGCTGTAACCTGTGCTGCATTGATGAATAAGGTAGGTGGATTGAGAGCTGATGCACAGGCAATTCTATCTTCTGTAAAGTTAGAATGCAATATTTACGAAGCGGATTTAAAAAGAAAGTTTCGCAAGGAAGCACTGCTAAATGGCGGAAGAGTTAAACTTGGAGATGATTCGATTAAGCTGACAGAAAATAGTTTAATGGAAGCTATTATTGGAGACAGAGGCTATCAGGTTTTACAAAAAAGAATTATCTCAGCAGAAAAAGATTTAGGCTATGTAGATTCTCTTTATTGGGCTTTACAATCTAAAGATAAGAAGCTTAATAATATTTTACCCAAAATAACTCCAAAAGAGTTTTTTGATGAATTAATTGAAGGTGTGGTTAATACAATTACAATTAAAAAGATAGAAGGATGAGAATTTATTTAACTAAAAATATTTTTATCGAACAATGTGCGTATGCTCCATTTGCATGGGACTTATACACAGTTTCTAAAGGAATCCGTAAAGGAGAAATGAAAGAAGTGGAAAAGAACGTCGCTTCTGGATTAGATCTTGAATTTATTGCAAAGAAAGCTGCATTTTATGAATTAGATATGACGCAAGAAGAAAAGATGAATTTAGAACAATTTGTGGAGAAATTTGAAAAGATTCAAGGAGAAATTTTAAAAGAGTTAAAGAAAAATATTAGTCAATTTAAAAAGTAAAGAAAATGGCATTTGACAGATCAAAATTTAAGAAAACGAGTTTACAGGCAATTGAAACTATTTCAAAAAAAGCTGAAGCAACAATGCCATCTTCCGGTGGTAGTAATTGGGTTCAATTTGTTACTGTGGAAGATGGTTTGAATGTTTTTCGTGTATGTCCTTCTGAAACAGGAATGGCTTATGCGCCTGTAAAAACTTCAAAGTTACCAGTAGAAGTTCCGGTTTATGACGGACAAGGAAATGTAACCGGTAAAGAGGTGAAAGACAAAAATGTTTTCTGTGCTGATGTTCATGGAACAGATGTTTTAGGAGGAAAGGATCCTATTGCATCGTATATTAAGTATGCATATGAATTAGCAGATGAAATCCAGGATACCGATAAAAAAAATAAATTCTTGGCTCCTATTACCGGTTATAATGGTAAGAAAGGTTGGGTTTGGGGAATCAGTCCTATTTTAGGATATGTTTGTTATGTTAACGACAACGGCGAAGTAAAGAAACTCCAGCTCAGACCGCAGTGGATGAAGGATATGAAAACTGAAAGTATCAAGGCCAGCTCAAAAGATACTTTGTCTCTGGATATTTTCAGTGATCCTACAGAAGGATATCCCCTTTGTATTGAAAAGACTTATGAAGAGGATAAGAAAGGAAAGAAGAAGGCTAAGTTTATTGTTTATGCCGCTTCTTTGCAAAGAGGTCAATCCTGGGAAGAATTTTTTGAAGCATCAGCATTGTCAGATGCCTTTCTGGAAAAATTGACTAAAGTCCCTTCTTTAGATGAAGCTTATGTCAATTGTTATAGCCGCAAAGATTGGGATATGGCATTGGACGGTTTACAGCGTTTCGATGAAGAACAGGGTTACAATATTTTCCAAAATGATGCTTTTCTGGATGAACTTCAAGAAATGGAAGCTCTTCTTCCGGAAGAAGATAAATCTTCAGAAGATAAGGAAGCTAAACACCAAGAAGAAAAAACTACACGCGATACGAAAGCAGTACCGGCTCAAAATATTACACGTCCGGCAGCAGCTGCAGCTGCCAGTCAAGTGCAAAAGTATCCTCCTTTGATTAAATTGAAAGCTTTTCTGGAAGATTATATTCGGACAGAGTATGAAGATACCGAAAAATTACCGGAAGATCTTCCGTTGGTCGAATTACGCCGTTGGTACGATCTTGCCATGGAGGGTCGAATGCTTCCTTTTGAAGAATACAAAAATGATCCTGATGGACTCCCTTTTGATGAAACAGGAGAAAACGAAGACTCTCCTATTGATGAATCGAAAACTACAAAAGGAGATGACACTCTCTCTGCTGCAAAAAGTCGATTAGCAAATCTGACTAAAAACAGAAGATCATAAAATGGGGTATATCATATCGCTCATTGCCATTATTTGTATTATAAGTATTTGGATTAATCCTTATCGTGGAGATAGTGGCATGAGCGATTTATCTTAATAATTGAAATTATGAAATGTTTTTATGTCTTTATTTGCTTTTTGTTTTGGATTATCACAACTCTATTATTATCATTAACTCTTATAGGATTATGTATAAGTGCGAGTGATGATTGGCAGGAAATGGGCGACAAAATGTTAGATAAATTATAAGCAAGATAATGAAAAATATAGCAGTAATAAGTACTGACTGGCATCTTCAATCCAAAAATTTGGAACAGATTATAAAGCTCAATGAACAGGAAATTATTGAAGCAAATAATCATGGAACTAAATTACATATTTGGTTAGGAGATATTTTTGATTCAAGAGTAAGCCAAAGACAGGATATATTAAATGGATTGACGCGTATAATTGAGATGTATGATGAAGCCGGTCATCAGATTATATGTATTTCTGGAAATCATGATAAAACGAATTATAACAGCAGAGATTCTTTTTTAGATGCATATAAGTATCATCCTTCTTTTGATTTGATTGATGATATCGATGTGCGGAATATAGAAGGGGTCAACTGTTATTTTGCACCCTTTTTTGAAGATAAACTTTTATATGAAAATCTGGAAGCAGTTGAAGGAAAAGAAGGTCTTTTGTTTGGTCATTTTGCTGTTTCAGGAAGTGTTAATAATGATGGTACAAAAGTCGAGAATCGGATAAAGCCTTCTATGTTTAAAAGCTTTCAAAAAGTATTTCTTGGACATTATCATAATTATCAAGAAATAGGAGGGAATATTCTGCATTTAGGAAGTCTTTCTCAGAATGATTTTAGTGATGATGAATTTAAGGGATTCTGGTTACTTTCTCTTGAGAAAGGAGAGATCTTCTTCGATTTGATTCCTTCAAAAGGAGTGTCTTTTAAGAAACTGGAAATTAATTTAGAGGAAGTATCTCAAAAACAGGTTAAAGAATTAATCTATCAATTTAAAAAAGAAAACGAAGGTGCTAATCTTCGTGTAATTGTTAAAGGAAATGGAGATTCTGTACAATCTTTTGATAGTCATGAATATCAGGAACTTGGCATTGATATCAAGAAAAAGGTTAATGAAATAGAAGGTGTTGATGCAGATGAAAGAATTTCAGCTGTAAATGCCCTCTCTGCTGAGGATATCACAGATCGATTTAAAAACTTCTGTGAAGAAAATTCTTATGATTATGAGGAAGGAATGGTAATTTTAAAAGAAATACTTTATGGCGACAAACGGGGTTAAAGATTTGATTTCTCGAATCGAAAAGAAATTTGGAAAAGAAGCTGTTTCTCATGGAACAGCAAATGTTGATTTTTTACATTCTGGTTCTTTCGGATTAGATATAGCTTTAGGTGGAGGCTGGGCGATTGGTCGTATTATTGAAATCTATGGACCAGAGTCTTGTGGGAAAACTACTGCAGCTATTCATGCAGCTGTTGAAATGCAAAAAACCGGTCGTGCAGTCGGATACGTGGATGTTGAACAGGCAATGGATCCTGAATATATGCAATCTCTTGGATTGGATATGAGTGATGAAAAATTTATTTTATCTCAGCCAGATAATGCAGAACAGGCAATGGAAATCGTTCGTATTATGTGTGAAGAACCAGCTATTGGTCTTGTAGTATTAGATTCCGTTGCAGGCCTGACTCCTACCGCTACTTTAATGGGTGAAGCAGGGGATGCTAAAGTGGCCTTAGTAGCAAGATTAATGTCTGCTCAATTAAATATTTTAAAAAATATTTGTAAGAAAAATAATTGCATCTTGTTTTGTATTAATCAAATTCGAGATAAAGTAGGCGGAGGTTTTGGATTTGGAGCGGCTACTACTCAAACTCCTGGAGGTAGGGCATTAAGATTTTATTCCAGTCAAAGAGCTGAAATGGCAAGAATCGGTTCTGAAAAAGAAGGCGAGGAAACCGTTGCTAATAAAACACGAATCACTGTAAAGAAAAATAAAGTAGCAAAACCTTACAGGAAATGTGATATTTTGATTCGTTTTGGTATAGGTTTCGACCAGATACAAGAAATTGTTGATTTAGCGATTGAATATAAAATCTGTACTAAAAAAGGTTCTTTCTTTTATTATGGATCAGGAGATGATTCTTATCGTTTAGGTCAAGGCATGGCAAATGTTCGTGAGATTTTAGCAAAGGATTCTGCTTTGTTAGAAGAAATAAAGGATTTAACTACTCAAGCTATTCAAGAGGCTGAAGCAAAGGAGGAAGAAGATGAAACCGATTAATTTAGAAGCAAAGAATTTCCTCTCTTGGGCTCATTTGAAATATTCTTTTGAAGATCGTGTTATAGCACTTTCAGGAGATAATAAGACAGAGGAAGATCAAGGGGGTAATGGTTCTGGTAAATCTGGAATCCAACAAATGATCTATTATGCATATACAGGAAATAATATCCGTAATGTATTGGATAGAAAATTAGTTCGAAGAGGAACGGAAGAAGCTTGGGTTCTTCTGGAAACTTATTGCCCTCAAAGAAAAGAAACCTTGGAAATTCAAAGGACTATTCCTATTAAGGGGAGTAGTAAATTATCATTAAAAATAAATGGTAATTCGGTGAATTTTGCCAATGTTATGGATGGTAATAGGTTTATTTTAGAATGGTTAGCAATTTCTCCAGAAGATCTGAAAAGTTATTATATCATTTGCAAAGAATGTTATAAGTCTTTCTTCAGATCTTCAAATACTGAGAAATTAGCTCTTATAAGTCGTTTTATTAACTTTTCTTATATAGACGAAACGAAAGATGTTATCAATTCACAGATCGATGCTTTAAACGCAAAGAAACGATCTTATGAACAAGAAAAGAATATTCTGGAAGGTAAGCTTATTGTTTATTCAGAGCAATTGGAAAAGGAATTAAATCGAGATCTAAAAAAGGAGCGAGAAGAAAAAATTGCATCTTATGAAGCTAAGATCCACGCACTGGCGGATGAAGTCGAAACAATTGATAAGGGTATTGAAGAAAGAAATCAAACTTATAATGAATTATCAAGGAAAGCGGCTGAAAAAGAGGAGTTTTTAAAACTCTTAGAAAATAAAAGAAAGGATCTTCCAGATATCACTTCTTTCCAGGAAACGATTAAGGAATTGAAAGATGAGCTTTTCCAATTAAAGGAAAGTCAAAACACCTATTTGAATAAGCAAGAAATTAATAATCATACAAGAGGGAAAATTAAACAAGAACTTCAGAAAATTCACATCAATTTAGCAGGGAAAATTACTTGCCCTAAATGTAAACATGAATTTTTGACATTGAAGGATACCTCTTTAGAATTGGAACTTGCAAAACAGAAAAAATTATTCAAAGAGGATAAAGATTTAGCAGCACGTGATGTGGAAATTACTAATCAATTAAAAGAATATGAAGCTGTAATTTCTGATTATATTGCCGCTAAAAACTCTGTGGAAGAAGAAGAGGAAGAAGCCCGCGATAAAATCCGAGGATTGGAAAATCAAATTTCATCTGCAACTTCTGATTTATCTTCTGTAAGATTGAAAATGAAATCTATAACGGAAAGGAATGAAAATGCTTTAACTTTATTGGAAGATAGAGCGAAAGAAGTTGAAAATTTGGAAAAGAAGATCAATCAAGTAGATGAAGAAATTAAAGATATTGATACCGAATTCATCGAAGATAAGATCACGGAAATTACCGATAATATTAAAGTTGAATCTGATAAGATCACGGAAATTACGGATCAGATTTTCAAGAAGAATCAATGGATCAATAGATTTAAGGAATTTAAAATGTACTTGGCTATTGAGCAAATTAAAAATATACAAGCACAGGCAAATACAATTCTTCAGAAAGAACGAAGTGATTTGAGATTAATCATCGAATCTTTCAAAAAGGATTCAAAAGGAAATGTAAAGGATGAAATAACACCTTATGTATTTCGGGAACAGGCAGAAAGTTTCTGGTATTATTCAGGAGGCGAAAGAGCCCGAGTAGAAATTGCGTTAATTTTGGCAATTCAAACAATGATTAACGCAACAAATAGATATGGTGGATTGAAATTACTTTATCTGGATGAGATCACAGAAGGTCTCTCAGAAGAAGGTCTCTATAATGTAATTGAGGCGTTAAATTTTATACAGTATCCTGTTTTAATTACGACTCAAGTAAGTAATCAAAATGTAAAATGTGCTGCCTTAAAAGTTGAAAAGGTAGACGGAATAAGTAGAGTGGTATGAAATATTCAGTAAGGTATTCGAAAAATGCAAATACAGATATCTTTATAGGTAAAGGTGGAAGTAAAATAGTTAGAGCTCAATATCGAGGCTGTGAGGTTAATTATAAGGTAAAGACAGATAAAAGGACCTACAGGATGAAAGCTATGATTTTACATGATAAATCCAAAAAAGGGCCAATTTGTGCTCCCCATGGCGGTAGAGCAAAATGGGGCTCTATATTTGTATGTGGATTATATCCATTTAAAGGTCCGCTCTTATTTAAAGTTGTTAAGATTTTAAATAGAGGAGATCTTAAATGGGTAACGAAAAATTTTTATGATAAAATTATGTTGAAATGAAAATATGGATTGGTATTGACAATGGCACTACTGGAACTATAGGTGTTATTGAAAGAGATGAAGGTGTTATTGATTTTTTCAAAACGCCAGTAGTAAAAGGACAAGATTATACAAAGGCCAAGAAAGAAATTTCCAGAATAGTAGGAACTGAATTGCAAAGAAAATTAAGTGTTTATATTCCTGGTCCGAATTTACAGGTTTTAGCTTTGATTGAAAGACCTATGGTTAACCCAACAAGATTTCAATCAACAGTAACAGCTTTGAGAGCTTTTGAAGCAACTCTGGTAATTATTGAAACTTTAAAAATACCTTATCAATTTATTGATAGCAAGGAGTGGCAAAAAGAGCTTTTACCAAAAGGAATCAAAGGTTCTGAAGAGTTGAAAAAAGCTTCTCTTGAAATAGGAACAAGATTGTTTCCTAATTATGTTATATCCAAACATAAGGATATGGATGGGTTATTAATAGCGGAATATGGTCGACGAAAAAATCTATAATCATGTGTAAAACAGAAAAATTCTTCGTATCTTCAATCGAAGATAGATTAGAAGGCGTAAGCAGAGATATCCAGTATTTAATCGATAATCATTCAAAAAATAAAGATAAATGGATCTGGTTTCAAGCTAAGCTCAATGATATGTCGAGATTGTTAAATTCAATTAAGGAGGAATAAAATGGCATTAAAATTCTTTTGTGAAAATCCGGATTGCCCTGGTTTTAGGAAAACGATTGCTGGACATAAAGTTCAGTATGTATTGAGAGAAGGTAAATTAGTTCCTTCTCGTACACCAAACTGCAAAGATTGTGGTGAACCCCTTGCTCTTATTGAAGAGAGAAATTCTACAGTTCCCAATATCAATATTGGAGAATTTAATGGCATGAGTGCAGAGCAAAAGGCTGATATTTTGAAGAAAAGACATCAAGAGCATACCATGTCTTCTAATACAAAAGAAGAGGCAAAGTTTCATGCAGATAATACGTTAAAAAGATTTTTTGGAAATTAAATTATGACAGTAGATAATCTTATAGAAAATGCATGGGCTTTTGTTCGTGCTATGGAAAAACAGCTCATAGTTGTTGGCCAATTTGGAAGTATAAAATTTTATACTTTTGATGATTTTAGACCCAAGTCAAGAGACTTCTTTGCTAATGAAGTTATGGGAGGAAGAGAGGTTACCAGTATTATTGAAAACTTTGGAGCACATACTGTAATCCAAGATAAAGTAATTCTGGAACAAAGAATTCTAAGTATTGAGAAAAGAAATTTCTCTTTCTCTCATGATCAGTTTGAATGGTATAAATCAATAACAAATGATAAATTTTAAATTATGGCACGAATAGCACAGTATCAGAAAGAAAAGATCGTTGAATTTCTTGTAGAACCGATAAATGAGAAATTAGAAAAAGCTCGTAAAGAAATTGGTGAGGTAGTAGATGAGTTTGTCGTAGCAAATACACCAAAAGAAGTTTTTGAGTTCGCTGAGAAATACCCTAATATTTGTAATATTGAAAAGGAGTTTTATTACAATTACATAAAGTGTTTAGCACAGAAAATAGATGGCTGTCAGATTCCATTATCTCGACCGAAAATCAGTGGTGCAATTCCAGAATTTTGGGATCGTTTTAATGCAAGTAAGGATTGTGAAAAAATTAAGAACACAATTCTTCCCAAGATTATGAAATTGGAGAAAATCAAAAGAGAAATTCGAGGAAAGTCGAGTTGCGTTCTTGATACAATCAATACATATAAACAGTTACAAGAACAGTTTCCTGAAGCATATAAGATTCTTATCGAAAAAATCGACAAAGAAGCGAAAATAATTCCTAATCGATGTGATTCTATTGAAGGATTGAGAGCACAACTTTCACAAATTACTGAAGAAAAATGACAGCAAAAGAGTTAGAAAAAAGAATTATCACTTGTAATGAAGCTTATCGAAAAGGTGAGCCTTTAATTAGTGATACTGAGTATGATCTATTGATAGATCAACTTAAAAGTATGGATCCTGGAAATAAAATTTTTGAAAGAGGAATAATAGAGAAATCTAATACACGAATGGAAAAACTTCCCATTCCTATGTATTCTCTGGAAAAAATTAAAGATGTTGAGGAGTTAAAGAAATTTATTCAAAATAACTGGCAACTTACACCAACTGATAAAGTTATTATTACTCCTAAGTATGACGGAATTAGTCTTTGTGTTGACGAATGGTCGCGTGAAGCGTATACAAGAGGAGACGGAGTGGAAGGACAACGTTCAGATGAACATTATGAAGCTATCCAAAATGGAGTCATCAATGCAACTAAACCTGGATGTTTTGAATATACTTTTGGTGAAGCGATTTTCCCAATAAGAGATTTCTTAAAAAATAAGGGTGAATATAAATCGGCTCGGAATTGTGTAGCAGGATTATTTAATTCCCCGGATATAAATAAAGACATGTTGCAGCATGTGCAATATGTGCGTTATGGGACTTCAAGGGATGATCTTGATAAAGTAGTTCAACTGGATGAAATACAAAGAATATTCAACTATTGTACTTCGTATTGGGTTACAACAGCCAGTGTTTTTAATAATGATAATGCTTCTATTTTAAAATTCTTAGATGGTATTTTCAAGAATTTGAATGAATATAAGTGTGACGGACTTGTTATTGAGGTTAATAATTCTCTTTTAAGGAAAAAACTTGGTCGTCTACCTAATGGTAACCCTCGTTATGCAGTTGCTTTTAAAAATCCAGAATGGTCAGAGAGGGCAGAAACGATTGTAAAAAAAATTGAATGGAATATTTCCAAAGATGGTAAATCAAAACCAGTATTGATTTTTGATCCTATTGATCTTTGTGGTGCAACAGTTCAAAGAGCAACTGCTCATAATGCGAGATATCTTTGTGATAACGATATTTGTGAAAATGCCGTTATCGTAATTGCAAGATCAGGAGATGTTATTCCTAAACACATTAAAACTATTCGTTCTAATGCAGAGGATAGAAGGCGTGAAATGGATAATATGATGATTTGTCCTTCTTGTGGAGAACCGTTAGTATGGGATAATACAATGACGGAACTTGTTTGTACAAATTCTGATTGTAAAGAAAAGAAAATACAGAAGCTTGTTTTCTTTTTTACTACATTGGGAATAGATAATTTTAGAGAACCGACAATTCGAAAAATTTACGAAGCGGGATATCAGACTGTAAACGATATCATTTCCAATGTAATACATTTTGATAAAATCGAAGGAATTGGCGCTTCATTAGTTGAAAGTTTAACTAACCAATTCGGTAAATTAAAATCAGAAGGAGTTCCGTTTGCCAAATTATTAACAGCCTACAATGTTTTCAATGGAACTTTTGGTGAAAAGACCTGTCAAATGATTTTTGATAAGTTACCTGAGTTTGCAATGGAACGTGTTTTAGATCTTAAAGAACTTCCTATTGAAATTCTAATTTCAATTGAAGGCGTGGCTGAAACAACTGCAATGGTGTTTAATGAAGGTATCAAGAGATATTCTATGTTAGACGCAGATCCTATTAAAATTTCAATGGTTTGGAATAAAAAAATTGAAGCAGCTGAAAATCAAATAGCGGTTTGTTTTTCAGGTTTCAGAAATAAAGAATGGGAGAATACTCTTATAAATAAAGGGCATAAAGTAGTAAGTGGTGTTTCAAAGAATACCACACATCTTATTGTAAAAGATAAGAATAGTTCCTCTTCTAAAATTAAAAAAGCCCAGGAATTAGGAATTACAATCCTAAATACGGAAGAATTTGAAAATATATTATTAACTTTATAGCAGAAAAATGAAAGAAAGATTCAAGATTTCGACATTGGAAATCGCAGGGTTTGTCAGTGTATTAGCAGCGTTAAGATTGCCTTTTGGTAAAGAAATGAGAAGTGATGCAGAATGGCTTCCTGGTCCGGCATCAAGGGGCACAGGACTCTCATTTAAAAGTAATTTTTGTATTGATGAAAGAGACTTGCAACTTATGTCAACTCTTGTCAAAAGAGGTGATGAACATGCGAAAGCTATCAGGGGATTGCAAGTATATGCAGAAATTGAAGCTCCTCGTTGGATGTGGCAGGAGATCGATACATATCGAGTTGGTACTGATCGTTTGAGTTCAGAATCAACTATGCATATCGATGCAAAAGGGCTTTCGAATGAAGAATTGATGGATTTTAAAGATCATATCGAAGAAGGTAAGATCCAAAAAAGGATTCAGGTATTTTCATATCAAACTCTGAGAAGGATTTATTTTCAAAGGAGAAATCATCGTTTACCGGTATGGCATCAATTCTGTGAATGGATTGAATATCTTCCGTTTGCGAAAGAATTAATCACAATAGAAAGATGAAAAGAAATAATTGCTTTGCTTTGTTTATGTTTTGTGTTTTATTTATTGGGTTGGGTGGCTGCCGAAGCCACCCTTCTCGAAACACAAATTACACATTAAGCTTAAAAGATTCTCTTTTTTGGGAAAAGAAAAGTGTGGATACAATTGTTCACATCCCTTATTCAATTGTACAGCTCGTAGTTAATCCTAATAAGATAGAGTCTGGAAAAGTAGAAGAGAAAAAAGAAGGACAAGCGACTGTAAAGGTCGAAAAGCAACCTGATGGAAATTTATTAATTTCTGCATCTTGTGACAGCCTCCAAGTTGTAGTAAATGCGCTTGAGGAAAGGTTGATCCAGGTCAATAAGCAGAATGAACAATTGCAAGAAGAAGTTAAAGCAGCTCCCAATAAATGGAATTGGTTTTGGAAAGGATTTACAAGTGGAGCCTTAATAGTTCTTGGAATTATAATTCTTATATTGATAAAGGTGTTTAAGAATAAATAATATTTGATTATTATGGATAAGAAAGAAACGACTATTGGAGAAAAATTCGAAAATTTTTTAAGTTTTATCGTAACACATAGAACATTAAAAAAGAAAGTTAAAAAAGAGCCCATAGTTTTTCCCACAACTGAACAATGTAGGAAACAGTTAGAAGAGGTTGCAAAAGAAATGGAGTTACCTATTGAAGATTGTAGAGTTGTCGTTGAATGGTGCAAAAGAGGTGGCTGTTATAATGACAAAATTTTTGTAGAATTGATTGCTCCTTTATATTGGCCATCTCCAAAATTCAGAATTGAATGGAATGAGGAATTTCAACAGCATGTCGCGGTTAAAAATCTTTAGAATTTATAAATGAAAAGATATTTTTACAAGGAGAAAGGTTATTATTATTTCGGCTTTGACTATAACCAAGATCTCTTAAATGAGATTAAAAACAGGTTTAAAGGAAGTTGGAATCCTGCAAATTTTGAATGGTATGTCAAAGCCGAAATTTGGAATATTGGTATACTCAATAAATTTATTGAGGAAAATAAATTCAAAGAAGCATATCCAGAAAGGGAAAGAGATGTTAAGCTTTCTCCTATTAGAGAGAAAATTTCTATTCAAGATGTTAAACTACTGATACCAGAATTAAATTTAAAAAGGATACCTCGTGATTATCAGATCGAAGGTATTCATTACATGCTTAATCATGGAAATTGTATAAATGGATCGGATGTAGGATTAGGTAAGGCTCAACCTTTGGATATGAAAGTTCCGACACCCAAAGGATTAGTTAATTTTGGAGATTTAAAATCTGGCGATATAATTTTTGGTTCAGATGGATATTCTCAAAAAATAGAAGCTATTTATCCTCAAGGAATAAAAGATTGTTATAAAGTAACTTTTACAGATGGATCTTCAATCGAATGTTGTGATGAACATCTTTGGTCTGTTCGTGCATGGAAGCAAACGAATCCATTACAAGTCGTAACTTTAAAAGAAATAATGAATGCACCATTAAGAGGTAAATCTTGCAATAATACAAGAATAAAAGGACATGAAAGTAAGGGATATTGGAAATGGAAACTTCCTATAATAAAAAATCCTATTGAATTTGAAGAAAGAAAAATTTTACTTGATCCTTATACTTTAGGTTTTTTAATTGGAGACGGTTGTTTAAGAAGAAATCCTAAAGTATCTTGTGTAGATAAAGAAATATTGACTTATTTAAAATTCCCAGAAGGTTGTTTTTTGAAAAAGTCAGGAGAGAAAATTGATTATAATATTATTGATTCTATAAGTAAAAGACAAAATCGAGTAAAAAAAATATTGGAGCGATATAATTTAATGGAAAAATATTCTTATGAAAAAGAAATTCCTGAAGATTATATTTATAATAAAAAAGAAATTCGTTTAGCGGTTTTACAAGGAATATTAGATTCCGATGGTTATATTTCCAAATCAGGTCTTATAGAGTTCAGCTGTACTTCTAAAAAATTAATTAAGCAAGTTGGTTTTATTGTTAAAAGTTTAGGGGGGATACATAATCCTATTAGAATTAAAAGAAGTCATTATGTAAATTCTAAAAAAGAAAAAGTGGAATGTAGGGAGCATTATAGGATTGGAATTAATCTTCCTACCAATATAATTCCTTGTAGATTAAAAAGAAAAAGAGATTTATTGATTAATTCAAAAAAAATAGCTCCCAATAGAAGTATTTGTAAAGTTGAATATATTGGAAAAAAGGAAATGCAGTGTATTAAAGTATCTAACCCTGATGCTTTATATGTTTGTGGAGAAGATTGCTTATTGACACATAATACAGCTCAAACCATTATTTATTTAGAATTACTCGATCTATTTCCTTGTATTATTGTTTGCCCTTCAACAGTAAAGGAAGGATGGAAAAAAGAATGGGGTCTTTGGAATCCGAATAGATCTCTTTCTATAATTAATTCAGGTAAAAAACAGAATTGGGAAGCTGATGTTATTGTTATCAACTATGATTTATTGGGGAAATTTGAAGAGAAAAAATTATTGAATAAAGTAAAGAAGCAAGTTATTGTAAAATTTCCAGAACTTATTCAAAATAAATATTATGCAATTGTAGGCGATGAAATTCACCTTCTAAAAAATCGTCAAGCCATGAGAAGCCAAGCTTTTATTCAGATAGCTTCTAAAATAAATACACGAATTGGTTTAAGCGGTACAATAATAATGAATCGTCCAAGCGAACTTAAAAATGTTTTGAAATTTTTAGGTCGCTTCACTGATATATTTCCAGATAGCAATTATTTTGATTTTAGGTACTGTAATGCGAAGGTAACAGAGTTTGGAAGGGATGTTTCTTGTTGTAGTAATATTGAAGAACTCCATTTGTTATTAAGACACTACTGTTATTTTAGAAAAGAAAAGAGAGAAGTATTAAACGAGCTTCCTCCTATTACAGAACAGCTCATTGAAATGAAAATCAGCAATAAAAAAGTTTATACACAAGCCGAGGAAGATCTTATCAATTATTTGGAAAAGGTAAATCCAGATCAGATAGAAAAAGCGTTAAGAGCGGATCAATTGGTTCAATTAAATGTTTTATTCCAGCTTTCTGTAGAAGGGAAACAAAAGCAAATGATTGTTTTTATAAAAGAATGGATGGAAGCAAATGAAGATGAAAAATTGATTGTATTCGGTATCCATAAGAAACCTTTAATAGAAATGGCTCAACAAATAGAGAATAGTTGTTTAATTACAGGAGATCTTTCTCTTTCTAAAAAGATGAAAGTCAAGGAGGAGTTTATTACTGATCCAAATACAAGAATTTTATTTGCAAATATCCAGTGTATTGGTACTGGAGTTGATGGTTTGCAAGAAGTTTGCTCTAATGCATTAATTATTGAGCTTCCTATGAAACCAAGTGATTTAGTTCAAGCGATTGGTCGACTTGAAAGAATGGGACAAAAATCAAACATTAATATTTATTATTTGTTAAGTACCGAAACCATTGATATGAAAATTTGGAAATTATTGAAAGAAAAGAAAGAGGTTGCAGATACAATTAATAAGGGATTTGTAGATGATGTATCATTAGAATTAATTAGTAGTTATAGAGATACCAAGTAGATCAGATTATTGAATTAATCTTTGTATATTTATATATGAAAAAGAAAGAGATAACAATATTCACAGATGGTTCTTGTTATGCTAAAGATCCTGAAAAAAGAGGAGGCTTTGGTGTTTATATCCAATGGGAAGGTAAAGAATTTATTATTCAGAAAGGATATAAAAATACGACAATAAGCCGGATGGAATTAAGGGCTATCTTATATGCATTAAGAGCTGTTAAAGTAGATCAAGTTGTAACTGTTTATCTTTATAGTGATTCCGAGTATTCAGTAAAAATGATTCAAGAAAAAATTTTCGATTGGAAAAATAATCTATTAGAATTTCAATTTGAAAATTTTGATTTGCTGGATGCCATTTTCAAGGAAATACAAAAACATCGATTAATGAGGTTGAAATTGAAGTGGATTCCAGGTCATCAAAAGGATTACGAAAATCCACTCACACAAGGTAATTTTATAGCAGATCAACTGGCAAGTTATAAACAATTCAAGGAATATGAAATTGATTTGGTAAATTAGATATAGAATTGAAAAACTAAGATAATTTTAGAAACATAATGGGAAAAGAATGGAGTAAATATCAGCTTGCAATTTTTGATGCGTATGAAAATACCAGAAAAAATATAGTTGTAGAAGCAACGGCAGGCGCCGGTAAAAGTAGTACTTTACTGGAATTAAATAAAAGAACTTCACCAGGGAAAAGAGTTTTATTCATGGCTTTCAATAAAAGTATAGCAGAAGAATTGAAAACTAAAGTTCCCGAACAAGTTGAAGTGGCAACATTTCATAGCAAGGGATTAAAAACTCTTTTACAAAATGTTCGGGTAAGATTTAAGATTTCAGAGAATAAATGTTTCCAAATTGGAAGAAAAATTTTAGATTTGGATGATATAGAAGGTGGGAGTAAAAAGCAAGCCAAATATTTATTCGAACTCCAGGTAATTTGGAATTTTTTGCGGCAGATGCTTTCGATCGATTATCGAAACGACATACCTCCTATTTGCTGGGAAAAGGATATAGAATTTCGGGAGAGAATGATTGAGGATATAACTTTGATTGAAGCAGAGTGGAGAAAACAATTAAAGAAGATTTCTATGGTCAGTGAATTTGTTATGGATTTCACCGACATGCTCTGGATTCCTTATATGATGATACCTTCTGAAAATTTTCCCAAGTATGGAGTCGTGTTTACAGATGAAGCACAAGATTCTAATATTTTACAAAGGGAAATGATCTTGAATTATATTAAGCCAGGAGGTCGATTTATTTCAGTAGGTGATCCTTATCAAAATATTTATTCTTTTATGGGAAGTACAGTAGAAATATTTGAATCTTATAAAAGAATGGAAAACACTATTACTTTACCTTTGAGTATCTCCTATCGTTGTGATAAGGCTATCGTTGCGGAAGCTAAGAAAACTTTTGCAGATAAAATAGAAGCTTCTCCTTTTGCGCAAGAAGGTGTTGTAAGAAATGGAGAGTTGAAAGAAGCGCAAGAAGGCGATTTTGTTCTTTGTCGTAATAACATTCCACTGGTTGCAGCATTTATCATATTTTTAGAGTTAAAAAAGAAAGCTACAATAAAGGGAAAAGATTTTGGTGAAAATTTATTATTAATTCTGGATAAAATCAATGAAATCAAAGACTTAGATGTTCTTTTATTAGAAAAGAAAAAATCCTTGATGGAAAAAGGAATTCCAGAGGCCGTTACCATCAATCACCCCAGTTATGCTCTTTTAGAAGAGAAATGTATGATTCTTCGTTTGTTATTCAAACGATGGCCAAGTATTTTTGAACTTAGAAATAGGATCAGTGAAATTTTTGTAGATGAAACTGAAGGGATTGTTCTTTCTACTATTCATAAAAGTAAGGGCCTGGAAGCTGACAGGGTATTCTTTTTAAATCAAAATTTAATCCCATCACCAAAGGCTACATCGGAAAAGGCATTATATTCAGAAAAATGTTTGAGATTTGTAGCGGTAACAAGAGCTCGTCACGAACTTGTGTATTGTACAATTTAAGGAGTTTAATATGGAAGAAAAGAAACAACTCAAAAAAGTGAAAATTGTAACTACCTCTACTCTTAATACTGGTTTAAAAGAAATCGAAAGAAGAGTAAGAGAAAAATTTCGCAATAAAGGTTATAGTGATGATTTTGAAATTGAATGGGTATCAGAAGAAGAGGAAATACTTCAACAGACGGAATATTTAAAAGATATTACTGAGATTCCCAAGCCTTCGCTTTATTCATTTTATAAAAAGAATAAAGCTGATAGCCAGCCTTGGAAGAAACATGGAAAGAATACTAAAAAATATTTTTGATATGGAAGGGAAATTAAAAAGAGCAGATTTAAAAATAGAAAAGATTCTGGATGTTGATTTTCGACTTCAACTCTTTGAAATGTTACAGGAAGCCGGTGTTGAAGGTACAGAGGCAAATAGTATCATTCTAAATAAGTATAAGGAGACACTTAAAAAGGTTGCAATCAATAGACTTAAAGAAGTTTGTGATTGCATTCAAAAAGAAAATTTTAGTCGACTTAATGAATTACTTGCCAATAGTCCTGCAGGGGATGGATATGGTTGTGATAACACCTATATTAGATTTGATGATATAAGTGATCTCGATGATATAGGATCTGTATATGAAACTTTAAAAAATTTAGTACATGAAAAAGAGTGTTAAAAAGTGCCCTCATTGTGGGCATTACGAAAATGAAGGAAGCAATATGATGCATTGTATGGATCCTGAAGAATTTATGAAAGGAGACATCCGTACAATTATGGAAGAAAAAGGTTGGTGTTTTAGTTGTTCTGCATGGCAGAATATTTATAACGATAAAAAGGATGATCCTCGATGGCTTAGAATAGAAGGAGAATCTTGGGTAGCAGGTCCAGTGGCTTCTGGATTCAATCGTAATATGAATTTTGTCGGTTGTGGAGGTAGAGTAATGACTGCAGTTAAAAATGACGGTGAAGTTATTACTTCTAATAATTGGTGGCATCAGGGTGATGTTCCTGAATGTTTCAAAGAATTAATGCCTGACAATGCAAAGTGGTCAAATGAAGATAAAGGACAAAAATTCTGTAATGTTCTATGAGAATAAAGATGGAAGAATAGCTTTGTGTTATTCATGTGTTTATGATGGTTTTTGTCATGCAAAAATGAAATATTACAAATGTAAAAATTATATAAAAAATGAGCACGATCAAATTGAGAAGAGCTAAGTTGTATATACCTGTTTTAAATGAGAAACAACGTTTATGTAATGAAATCTCAAAGCAGATGAAAGCAACTCTTCTAAACGCAAATAAAATACCTATTTTAAGAGATATTATTCCGTTTGAAGAAGCTTTGATAACACATCTTCAAATTCAGCGTATAAAACTTGAAAAGGACAAAAATTACAAACCCAAACCGTTTGTAGTAACTGTTGAAAAGAGTATATTTACTGGTATATTAAATGAAATGAAAAAGAAGAATAATAACGTAGAGAAAAGTGGTCATATCGCGTTATTTGGACAGTATCCGGGGATACCTGTTTGTTTCATAGTACCAGAAATTCGTAATAAAAAATCTCTTAAAAATGGAGAATGAACATGTTGACAGTCGGAACATAATCTCCGACTATGTTTTTTATTCGAAATACAGTCGAGTAAAATCAGATGGTAAAAAAGAAACTTGGAATGAATCAGTTTCACGTGTAATGGCAATGCACTGGCAATATTTTGAAGGAAAAATTCTTGATGAAAGGAAAGATGCTTTCCAAGAAGTATTCCAAAAAGCATGGGATGCTTACAACGATAAATTGATTCTCGGAAGTCAAAGAGCTCTTCAATATGGAGGCCCTCAATTACTTAAAAACCATCTACGATTATACAACTGTATGTCGAGTTATTTGAATAGGGTTGAGTTTTTCGAAGAATGTATGGAGGCATTACTTGCTGGAGCTGGAGTAGGTTATTCCGTTCAAAAGCAGCATACGAATCAACTTCCTATTTTATTAGGAATAGATAAATCAAGAAGAGAAACTTTTGTCATTCCAGATTCTATTGAAGGCTGGGCGAGATCTGTTGGAATGTTGATTGAACATTATTATTATCATCTTCCACAAATTGAATTTGATTATTCTCAGATAAGACCATCAGGAGCGTTTATTTCAGGAGGATTCAAAGCACCAGGTCCTGAACCACTGAAGATTTGTCACGATAAAATCAGAAAGATCTTAGATAAGATACAGACACGTAAATTGAGACCTTTTGAGCTGCATTACATTACTTGTGTTATTGCAAATGCCGTAATAAGTGGAGGAATTAGAAGGAGTGCAATGATCTCCCTATTTGATATCGATGATAATGAAATGCTCTCTTGTAAAACAGGTGATTGGTTTATTACTCATCAAGAATTGTGTCGGTGCAATAATTCAGCAGTAATTTTTGAAGATACTCCAAAAGAAAAATATCTGAATCTAATTCAGTATATTCAAAATTATGGTGAACCTGGAATTATTTTCTTATCGTATCCAGATCAAGTACTTAATCCATGTGCTGAAGTTTCCATGATTCCTTATGTTCAGGATGATTTTGGTAGAAGACAATATGGTTTTGGTTTTTGTAACTTATGTGAAATCAATGGTGCCAAGATTAGAACAGAAGAGGAATTTTATAAGGCTTGTGAAGCAGCTGCTATTTTAGGTACATTACAAGCTGCTTACACTGATTTCCCAGTGCTTTCAGAGGCTTCAAAGAAAATTGCGGAAAGAGATGCCTTAATTGGAGTCGGAATTACTGGAATGGCTGATAATCCGACTATTTTGTTCAATGAACAAATTCAAAGAAATGGTGCTGAGATAATAAAGAGCACGAATAAACTGGTAGCTGAGATAATCGGTATTAATCCAGCGGCAAGAACAACGGTAATCAAGCCTTCAGGAAATGCTTCTCAATTACTTGGTTGCGGAAGCGGTATTCATGCTTATCATTTTAGAAAGTATATCCGCAACATTCAGGCAAGCAATAATGAACAGGCACTTCATGAGATTGAAAAAGTATATCCTGAAATTGTATCAAAATCATTTTGGAATCCAGAGAGAGAAAGCGTTGTATCATTTCCTATTGAATTAGATGAGGATACAATGGTTCGTACCGATTTTTCTACAATTGATTTTCTGAAGAGAATCTATTCGACAAAAATGAATTGGATTGAAGATGGAACTAATTGGGATCATCCTTCTACAAAGATGTGGCCCGATATTCGAATGAATGTAAGTTGCACAGTTTCCGTTAGAGATGATGAATGGGAAAAAGTCGCTGAATGGATTTGGTCACATCGAGAAGGTTTTTGTGGACTTTCTTTCTTACCAGAAAGAGGAGATCTTGATTATCCTCAAGCGCCCTATACTTCTTATCTCAATGAAAAAGAATTGGCAGAAACATATGGTTCAGGAGCTATTCTTTCTTCAGGATTGATTGTTGATGGATTAAATGTATTCAATGATATCTGGACAGCTTGCAATGCAGCCCTTGGTAAAGCAGATGATCTATTGAAGTATTCCGATGAATATTTGCTTTCTTACATTAAGAAACATCTCGATAATGGTAAACTTCTTGTTGAAATCGATGGTCTTTGTGTTTCAGATGTAAATGCAATTTCCTCTCATTTACAGCATAAAGTGCATTTAAGAATTGATTGGGTTCGACGTTTCAAAAAATTCGCCGCTAATTATTTTGATGGCGATGAATATAAATGTGCTAATTGTTTAAAGCATGTAAATATTTTCCATCAATGGCATAAAATCAAGAAACAAGAATCTATTGATTGGACTTCCGTTGAATGGGAGCAAGAATTTAAGGAAGCCGGTAGTCAAATAGGAACAGCTTGCTCGGGAGGGAAATGTGAAATCTAAAAATTATATTTAATGGAAACTGAAATAGGTATTGCAATCGTATTTGTAATTATAGGATTAGTAATTATGTATGCTTGCAATACCTTTATCGACAAAAATTAAAAAGCATGGAAGAACAATTGAAAAAATTTGTTTGGAATAAAAATGGTTGGCCTGAACCGATCACTCCTAAAAAGATAAATCCTAATATTCGAGGAGAAAAGATCGGCACACTCTTATTAGATGGAAAAATCTTTGCTAAAGGTAGTTTTCCGTTGTTACAAAAGAAGAAAAAAGAATACTGTAAGAGTTATGGTATTTCAAAAGAAAGAGCAGATAAACGCTTTAAAATGACTTATTAATGGAATGGAAGAAAGAAGAAAACGGTTCTCGTGAATATTTGATATTATCTTCTGGAAGGAGATTAGCTACAACTAATCACGTAGTGGGAATAAATCCAGAAGATCTATCTATTTATTCTGGAAATGGCATGTATCTGGAAACAGATATTTTGCAAGAAGAGTTCATGAATATGGAAGAGGTAGAGCAGCTACCTTTAACAGAAAGTGAAAGAGCTGAACTTGCTAATTATATGATTTCAGTATGGAAGCAATTCAAACCTGCGGGGAAATTAGGTGAGAAAGATTTAAGAATTGGAATGGTAGTAAATCTTTTTGATGGTACTGGAGGTGAAATTATTGCTATTCAAGGAAAGAAATATAATGAATGGCAAGATGGAATTGGTCAACCAGCAAGTTTTAATTATGTAGATGTTACCACCGGAAGTGTACGATGGGCGGAAATTAATGAAATTAAATCAATAGAATATGGCAAAAATTGAAGGATTGGTTCCCTTTCTCATTAAATGGGAATGTGGAATCGAACAGAAAAGAGATGAACCTCTTGAAGCCTTGTTTCAAAGAGCGAAAAACAGTAAATATGGTTTTGTCAATGATCCAGATGATAGAGGTGGTGCAACAGTCATTGGAGTAACCTTTGGTACTTTTACTACTTATTGTAAAAAGAATATGATCAAGGCAGATCCAACAGTTGAGGATTTGAAGAATATTGATTTCGAAACTTGGCTTACTATACTTTCCAAAGAATATTGGGATCGTTGGAAAGCGGATTTGATATTTAATCAATCAGTTGCCAATATTTTGGTAGATTGGGTCTGGGGGTCTGGCGTAAATGGAATAAAAATTCCACAAAAATTATTAGGTGTCACTGCTGATGGAATTGTTGGACCAAAAACTATTGAGGCATTAAATAAGTTCAATCCTGAAGTTATTTTTGATGAAATTGTAGTGGCCCGGATTGAATTTTATTACTCTATCGTAGAAAGAACTCCTTCTCAGAAAAAGTTCTTGAATGGTTGGATTAACAGAACAAAAGATCATAAATTTGTACCATAATGTATTTCGAAGCAGTAATTAATTTTTGGGAAGAAGATGTGGACGAAAACACAGGTGAGGATGTTAATGTACATGTCCACAAACATGTCCTGTGTCAAGCAATCAATTATACAGATGCTGAAGCTTTGGCAACGGAATATGGCTCCGATATCACAGTAGAGGATTTTGATATCAATCCTATTAAAGAAATGAAAATAGAAGATTATCATCCTCTACCTGGTGAACCTACTGATGTTCCTTGGTTTAAATGTGGTTGCATATATTATGATATCAACGAAAAAGGAAAAAGAAAAGCATATAAACGTGCAATCTTAGTCCAATCTTCAGATTCTAAAGAAGCAGCTGCCAGGGCCAAAGAACTTATGAATAAATGGTCTCATAAAGACGATTGTGAAGTTCCAAATATAACAAAGACAAAAATTACTGCGATTTTAACCCCATTATAAACGTAGTTAATTAAAAACTTTGTATATTTAGCTGTACATAACAATAACAAGAAGAAGTAATACAAGGTTTGGTTTAGTTTTTCATAACAAATTAAGTTGGTTTGGAATAGGGGGTTTGTGAAAATCTCCTATTTTCTTTTTAAAAGAACTCCAAAATTAATTTTACTCAGTAGATTATTTGTATCTTTAGATAAATAAAAATCAAAGAGTTATGAAAACAGAATTATTCAATATCTTCACAGAAAAACAAATACAGGCGATCAAAGACTGCCTACGTTATGGATTATGGGGAGATACCGATTGTTTATTCAAAGGAGATGAAGAACCAACAATAGAGTATGGATATTGTACTTCTGATATAGCTAAAGGCAGGCATTTTAAAGGAAAAGAAATCTCTGGAATTTGTTCGCGGATTTCTAAAAAGATCGAGGAAGAAAAATTAAATTGGATCGAGTATGTAGCTAATTATTGGGATGACGGTGATGGAATGATATTTTTTCATCGAAAAAGACTCGAAGCAACTAAAGAAGAATTAATCGAATGGTCAAAAAGTTAAAATATGGAAAAGATTAAATATTTGAAATTCAAAGTAGGTGACTCCGTAACAGTAAAAACTGAAGAGGAATTGCGTAAGGATTTGGAGTATAAACCAGGAATAGGTTTTGCGGATCCAATTAGTGGAGTTGTTTTCATTGATGCAATGAAAAAGAATTGTGGAAAGAAAAAAGTAATAAAGAAAGTTACTCGTTACAATAGTGTCGATCTTTATTACTTTGGTCCTGATCCAAGAATGGACTTTGCTTATGTAGAATCTTTTTTAAAATAATTTTATGGCAGCAAGAGAATGGGTCAAACTTCGTTTCAAAAAGAATAAGAAAGAAGGAAAGGATGAATATCTCATCTATCAAGGAAGTGTTGATATTATTGGGAAGATTTGTAAAACAGGTGGTTCAGAAGAATATCATATAGAATTTGGTATCGATTTTCCTATTCATTTTAGAGAAACTTATTCCCAAAGAGAGATTCAAAAAGCAAAAGAGGCTGCTCAGGATAGATATGATATGATTCGAAATGGAAGAAGAGAAGATTTTCGAACACTTCTAAAATGGAAACTTTATAAAGAAATAGAATGAGAGGATTCTGTACTATTAATGTAGATGCTTCTTTTGATCATAAGATTAAGAAAGGGTCTTTTGCTTGCCTTATTGTCTCTGATGATTTAATAATTAAGGCAGCAAGTTCTTTCAGAGAACCTTGTTTAGATTCAAATGAAGCGGAAATTAAAGGACTGATAAACTCCCTTCATCTATTGATAAAATCAAGATTCAATCCTACCACTGTAGTGATTAATTGTGATAACTCAACAGTAAGAGGTATAGTCTCTCAAAAAATAAAAGTAAATAAGAAATACGAACATTTAGCAAGTTATATCACACAACAGATGGAATGTTTTACAACTTGCTATCCTAAAATAATAAAGGGACATCAACATGGAAAGAATGGTAGACAGAGATGTAATAATTGGTGTGATGCGAAAGCTAAAGAGGTTCTTCGGAAAGGAACAACCTATTATGAAGAGATCGACAAACTTTGTTCTTGATATAGATCGTCTCCATAAAGTTTGTCTGGAAGAATTATCAGGAAGAGGATGCGGAAATACTATCAAACTTTGTTATGATATTCTTGGAGTGGCTTTAAGTGAAGCTTATAGCTGGTCAAAAATTAAAAAACCAATAGCAATTAAATGTACGATACCACTTAAATTTGCATCTGAAGTGATTGGTACATTAGAGAAAATTTGTATTGCGGAAGATGTTGATTTTAGAAGAAAAAGTGATTTTACAATCACCATAGCGGATACTGCATTTATATTTATAAGAGATTTAGGTACAGGAATTTCTTATAAATATATTTTAGAAGGAAGTGAATTAGATCCTCCAGCTATTACTTTCATGAATCCTGAATTTAGAAGTAGGATTGTTGAAGCTGTGGGAGATGGCTTTGGGGTGAGTCTCAGTACAAATAATAATTGATAAAAACGATCTCCGGATTTAAAATTCATCTCAGATTTCTTCGTATCTTTACTCTATAAAAGAAACACATTATGGAAATAAAAACTGAGTTCCAAAAATTAAAGGAAAAGATCAACTCAATGGATCGTCCATTCGAGAATTATGATTTATGTGGTTGTAATGATATGTCACCAAATACATTACGGAAAACAGTGAGATGGTTTATGAAAGCTGGATATATCGATAGAATTGATCGAGGCGTTTATAAACGTATTAAAACGATACCAGAAGAATTAAGTTCAACTGACTTAGAAAGAGAAGGATATGGGAGAACTAACAAAAAGTGAAGCTCAACAATTAAGGGAGATACAATTAAAAGAATCTCTCAGGATTGGAATGATGTTTCTCAGTCGTAGAGGAGAAGAGATTGTTCGGATCACAGAAATCTTTGATCAACAATATAGAGCGGGAGCTCATGCTATAACTCAATATCGATACGAAAGAATAACTGATCTTATAGAACGAACCTGGACTAATTATGGGTACAGTAATTTTACTGAGTTTTATAGAAGTTATTGTGTAGAATCTCCCATTCAAGATTTAGATAAATTGATCGAAGAAGCCAACTACATTCTTATTCACGGAGTAGCTGATGATATTCATGATGATGACGAAGGAACTGAAATGTCATCTGAAATAGTGGCAATGAATTCAAAAGAGAATTTACTTGCTATGAAAGATTCTATTGATTTGGTGATCCAAAAGAAAGACCAGCTTAATAGAATGGTCAACTTTTTATTAGAGCAGAAGAAAGCGGAATTTGATCTTGTAAGAAGAAAATTACAGGATCAAGTAAGTATCCTTCAAAAGAAAGTTGAAAAAATTATGAAGGTCGTTACAGTCATTGAATTGTATCTGGGTATCGAAGAAGAGTTAGTTCAATTAAAATCTGGAGAACCAGCTCCTATTGACGAACCTCTTTCTTTGAGACAAAGGATTCTTTTTATGGATGAGGAAGTTAGTATTTTGACAGATCAAGGAATTGATTATAATGACGTTGATAAGTTTGATGAATGGTTGATGGAGGAAGATCGTTATAACATTATCCTGCCTGAAAAGAAATCAATCGTTGTCTTTAAACCTCGAAGATCTGGTAAGATCTATTACGATGCTTATGATAGAAGACGTGAAGAAATAGATCCTAAAAATAAACAACCTTATTTCCTTATTCGAAATGGCGAAAATATATACAGGATCAGTTCTGATAGATTAACTCTTCCTGAAAGGTTATTCCCTAAAAGATCGGAATTTAAGGATATTCTTGAAAAGATGTCGATGGATGATGGTCAACTTCGAAGTTGGGATAAAGAAAAAATTGAAGACATAACTTACCTTTATCAAAGGATCGTTTTCTTTATTCAGGGATTACTCGATAGAACTCAGATCTTTCAGCCAATAAAGAAAGTTAATCTCATGAAAATGGAAGAACAGGATGCTGCTATAAGATTGATCTATGACGATGAATTGTGTATGCCAACAGGTAGATTGACATTTTCTCAGTGGCAGGAACAACTTAATTCAACAATTGAAGTAGGAAGTCGAATTGTATGGGCGAGTCATGTGCAAGAAGGTTCTTATTATCAAGATTCGTATTCTGGAAGACGTTTTCTCAGATATTACGACAAATATAATATTCCGACTTATCCAGATGAAGGAGTATATGTTGTCGAAGAATGTATTGAAAAGAAACGTTACTGGGAACAAGGAGAGAAAAAATACAAAGAAATCAAACATAATTGTATCAAATACAATCCCGGAGGAGGATATTGGACTTGGAATGGATATTTTGATAGAAAGAATAATATATCTTTCTTGATCGATCTTAAAAAAGAAAGACAGATTCTCAATTATGATGGAATTGATATTGACGATGTTGACTTTTATATCAATGATAGAACAGACCGATCAAATTACTTAGCTTTCCTTCCTATTTTAAAAACGATCAAGAAACATCTTCTCGAAGAGCAAGATCAAGAAGATCAGTTTTGTTTAATGTTAATTGGTGAATGCCAAAAAAGAAATCTTGCTCCTAAAAAGGGTTTAACTTATGAAGATATAATAATGGAACTCATTAATTGGTGGAAATATAAAAATAAATGGAAACGTCCAATCTCTAAGAATGATGAATCGGCCATGAAAATGATTGAAAGACGTTTATTCGCGGCTTCTAATAAAAGAAAATGGTTTATTTAATCAGCTCTCCACAATAGGAATTCCTATCGAAATAAGCAGTATCTTTAGTCATTAGAAACAAATTAAAAGATATATGATTATGAATGTGAGAGAAATAGAAATTGGTTTGAGATATAGAGTATCTGGTGATTTAGCTAACGGTCACTATGCAGATGGTACGCCGAATGTAGTGCATGAAGATGTGGTAAGAGTGATAAAAAGAATCACAGATACCCACGTAATTTTAGAATGTGGTCGTAAGTTCATCATTAATGACAATCTCAAAATAGAAAGATTCAAATTCGCAAAACAAAGGTCTATGAAAGCAAAGTTTAAAAAAGATCAAGCGGTAATAGTAACAGTGAAGAATGGTGATAAAATATATGGAACTATTACCAGTATCGACACCAATCTATGCACTGGAGAAATACAATATTCAGTGGATTGCTCGAAGAAAGGTAAGACATGGACTATAATATGTGTACCTGAAAAAGCAATAGAATTAGTATAACTATTAATAAATTTAGAGTATGGAAAGAAAACATTTTTTAGCAGTTCAAGCAATTGATTTGCGTCCAGGAGAAAAGATTTGCATTGATGCAAAAGGAGAAGTTTTTACTTGCACAGTAGTGGGACTTGAGGAAACAACAGTAGTCAGTGATGAAGACGGAGATCGATATGCTTTAAAACCTGAGAGAATCGTCCTCCTCTATGATAAGAAAAAGGACCGGATAAAAGAAACTGTAGATGTAGAGGAGATCATAGATGTTATTTCAAAAATCTTTGAAACCCCAATTGGTTCCGGAGGAGGAGGTGAAGCACAGTTCCATCCCTTGAGAGGGTTTGAAAAAAGGATGTCTGGAAAAGGATAATACTGTATATAGCGGCGATTGAAAATTAAGTAATTAACCTATTAAAAATTTTGAAGGGAGGTGTGACCATGTATGACGACAGTTGGCCTTTTTATGATTAGCATAACAATACTTCGAAAAATTATTCGGAGATCTATTTAAAAAATTATCTTTCACAAGGAGGAAGGCGAAAATCCTGAAATAGAGTAGCCAACAACAAAGTTGTTAATAATATTACATAGAAGGAGGAGAGTTGTTAACTCCTCCTTCGTTTTTAATGTGATTTAAAAACCCTTTTTTTGTTTTTAATTTGAAAAAGGTTTGGTATATTTACGCCATAAATATAAAACACATGAAAACAAGGGTATTTTACGATATAGGCTACGATGACAGAGAGGACATTCTGAAAAATGCTCCTGATTATATCAAAGAAGGTGGTACAGAGCTTGTTGAATCATATATCCAGTATGAATATGCAAGACGAATGTTGGATCAGCATCCAGATAGATGGTATACCTTCCGAAATAAACTAAAGGAGAGACAAACTGTGGATTTAAAAAACAAATCCATAAGAAGTATTATTTTAAGCAAATATGGCACAGAACAAGATGTTGATGATGCAATTGCTATCCAAGATGGTGTCTTATCAAAACTTATAGAAGATCTTAGTGAGAAAAAGGCTTCCCTACAGAAAGCAATAAGAGAACAAAAAAATAGAGGTGCTGCTATTGGTATTTACACTGAAAGATTATTAGAATTATTTGGTAAGTTCAATCCAGTAGAAGAAATAATCAAAATCATTAAAGCTGAAACTGGAACTGAGCTTGGAATTACTGAATTAACACAATTCTACAATTCCAATAAAGCCATAATTGAGAAACGCAAAGAGGAATACTTGCATAGTTCCAACCAATACAAAATAGCAACAGATGCAGGGCGTTTAGAGATTTTAAATACCCTGTTGACTGATATGCTTTTAAAATATAAAGATAGATTGGAGCAGGGTAAAGACGCTCTCGTAAAAGTATATTCCCAGGAAGTTCGCGCCATCTTGGAACAAGCCAGAAAAGAAGTAAAAGGTAATGAATTAAAACTTACTGTTGATGGCAAGATTGATATTACTGCCACTTTACATGGAGTAGAAAATACTGATAGAATTATGAGATGTGTACCTATTAATTCAATAGTTATTGGATTAGTGGCAGCAAAAGTGGGGTTAAATCCTACTGTTATCATCTCTCAATTAGCAACCTCTTATTATAAAGACTTTAATGGATTTAATCAAATGATCCTTGGTAAAGATAATATTCAATTACCAGGAGATTATATTCGAACTTATGATTGGGATGATTTAAGAGAAAAGAATAAAAAATTCTTGGGAGAAATGTCTACTCCAATAGAAGAAGCTTCTTATGAAGAAGTGGAAATTGCTGATAAAAAGAAAAGTGAAATTCTCGAAAGGATCAGGAGAATCACTAAAAAAGGTTAACAGCTGCCCGGTTTTTGTTTTATGTGTTTCTAATTAGGTTAGGAGAACTTGTGAAGGTTCTCCTTTCTTTTTAAATAAGCAAACCAAAATAAATAATGAAAACGAAATAAGACTTATCTTTAGTCATAGCAATTAAAACATAGGTAATCATGAAGAAAGAATATATTAGAAGAAGATTAGAGAAAGACGGTCATTCGACAGCCATTTGTATGAGTGGCACTATTATTGTTAAAGTAAACGGACATACTCGTTTTTACAATAGTTTGAATGAGGCTTATAAGAAAATATATGGAAAGACTTTTTAAACTCCAATATCAAATTTTTGTTTCATAATTATATTATCTTTAGTCATAAATAATGAAACAGTTACTTATATGTTTGATGTAAAAGAGGATATTGCAATCCACTATAAAGAATACTGGAATTTCCTGCAAAATTATCTAAGAAAGAAATTTGCAGGAAGTTTGGATGATGAAGAAGTTGAAGATATTTCCTCCCATATCTTTTTAACAGCTTTACAAAAGCATGATAAATTTACATGGGAAGGAGAGGGTTCTTTTCAAGCTTGGTTATGTATATTAGCACGTAATAGAGCTCTTAATTATTTAGGAAGTTCCGCTGTAAATAAGATATCCAGTCAAGAAAATGAAAATATTTCTTGGGAAATAAATGAAAAATATTCTGATACCCAGGATGAAAATAGGTTTCTTTATAATGAGTTGTTGGAATATCTGGAAAAGAATGAATCAAGCATAAACCGAAAAATTATGCTTGGATTTGCAAATGGATTCTCCTATGAAGAGTTATCAGAAATATTTGAGCTCCCAATGGGAACATTAAAATCAAGAATACACCTTGTAAGAACAAGAATATTGGAACACTTTAAAAATATAGAATTATGATCACAGCTGGGAAAATTGTCAAATTTGTTGACGAAAAAGGTGAAATTAGTGCAGGTACTGTCACTGATATTATTAAAAAAGATGGTATTCGAAAGGCATTAATTAATACCATAGATGGTAAGAAAATTTCAAAGGTTTTATCGGATATCTTTCTGGTGAAAAATTCAGTGAGAGGGAAACGATCATCTACTCTTTTAAAAGAGGTTGCTGCTTCACTGGGGAAAGAAATAGTGACTATTGATGTGCAAAAACAATTACCTCCTATTGTTAGTCCAGGGCCGATAAGGTCAATTACTCCCGATGAAAATTCCCCTGAAGAAGAAAACAAAAAATTGTACCAGGAGAATGATATCCTTAAAAGTGAGAATGAGGAATTGAAAAAGAATCAAGAAGCACTGGAGAGGAAAATAGAGGAGTTGAAAAATTATATCAAGCAACCCTCTCCTAATGCAGAGATAATCAGAAGAATGGAGAAGACCATTTCTTATCTTACAAGAGCCATTGAAGCTAAGGCAGTTGGTAGTGACTTTGAAATGATAACTGAGTTGACCAGCTGTATAAAGATGTTGAATGGACTGATAACTATTAAACGCTCCTAAATAATCTTTTATATCGAAATAAGCAGTATCTTTACGTTATAATTAAAACAAATAAAAACAATAAAACAATGAAAAGAGTATTATTATCCATCTTAACATTTTTATTAAAGGGAATCGGAGTATTATTGCAAATTTCCTTATCTGTAATAGTGGTTATAGTTGTATTGATAAGTGCTTGTAATCCAGACAAACCTTTGGATTATTTATGCACACTTGCAATTGGAATGTGCCTTATGTATTTAATTTGGGAGACAAAATTAACTGAAGAAGAAGATCCTGAAGAGGATATTAATGAATAAAAGTTGTATCTTTAGGCAAACAATAAGAAAATGAAGGCAATATTTGAATTAGTGGATAAAGAAAAATTTGTTGTCCGCTCTATTGATAAAAATGGAGTAGAGTCAATAAGTAAAACATATCCTTTTCGTTCTTCATCAGTAGGAGCAGTCAAGAGAGCTTGGCAAACGAAAGGGTATCAAATTGAAAATAATTTACCAAAAGCAAGGTTATGTAATAAAGAAATAGTGGGAATCTGTCCTGTTTGTGGATTAGAAGTCTATGAAACTGGAGGATGGACCAAATATAAAGATATCTATTATCATCGTCTTTGTTTTGAAAAGAAAGAAGGGTGATTAGGTCATGATTATTAAATAATGTTTTATTGTTTCTGGATTGACGGATCGTGAGATTAGTCAATCCTTTTTTATTTTAGCTCGCCAAAATAAGCTTTTGCATAGAAATAAGCAGTATCTTTAGTCATTAGAAACAATAAAAACATTTTAAAATATGATAACAGAAGTTTTAAACCCGGAAAATAAGAAAGAATTGAAATCAGCTTTAACATCTTGTTTTGGAGGTTACAACTATTTCAAAGGAACTATTCGCAAAGAAAATAAGTATGTAAAGGTAAACTATTGGTTCAACGGAAGTAATCTTGTTGTAGAATTGACTTATTGGGAAGATGGAAAAGATTGCGCAGTTGATTACGCTTCTCGTTGTTCTTCGGTTACTGGAGTTGTTAGCAAAGTATCAAAATTTTTAGATTTAGAATAAAAAGGAGATATGATACTGGTAATAGTAACAAAGGATTCTGGAGAAATCCAAAATCCTATTTATAAAGAATTGAATGGAAGCGAATATTTAATTGATTTTATTCAAGAAGCTCTTGGATATGAAAAGGACCATTCAGATGGTCTACCCTATCTTGAATTTGATGAATGGATGGAAGTAAACGAATTGGAAGTTAAATCCATTGATTTGATTAATCCAGGAAGCGATTGTATCCATTTTGCAGTAGAAAATATTTTCGATCATGGTAATAATATCCCTTTCTGGAAAATAATCACCAGTGAACCCGGAGATATAATATCACAATACTTCACTTTAAAATAAAAACAAATCATGGGATATTTTAGTTGGAAAACACAAGATACAAATCGCAGTATTAGTAATTGCGCTTCTGGTCAAGGAACTTTTAAAGTTTTCATGACCGATGATAAAGGGAATAAATTTGAAGAAAATGATTATGAAGGATATGGGGTTTTTGGTGGTAAAGATTATTTCATCCTTCTATTTGAAATGAACAATAAAGAAGAGGGATTGAGTGATGAAGAGAAAAGAAATAAAGGGATTAATTTATATTTCAGTAATACTCCAGGTATAAAATATCCTTCTTTATCACAATCAGGAGAATATTTTATGGGAAAGAAACCAGAGGATTGCGAATTTCAAGGTTTCTTCTATCCAGAAGAAGATACAGACGATGAAATGTATGAAGTTAAATGGGATGAATAAAAACATTTCAAAGGAGATCCAATAAAAGATCTCCTTTCGTTTTTCTTTGTATCTTTATCATATTAAAAGAAAACAATAAAACAAGTAAGTCATGGAAAAAGTAATTGAAAACGGCTTTCAAAAAGTCCAGAAAATGATCGATAGAAAATTGATCGAAATAGAAGATATGAGAAAATATCAGAAATGGTATGAAGAAAATAAAGAAAGAGCAATCCAAAATCTTTCTAAAATAAAAGAAATTCTACATAAAAGTGGTTTTAAAAATCCAGTTTATGAGGATTGGAAAGGAAATTATTATAATCCTTTCATTGATCCAAAAGGGGAACAACCAGCCTTCAATGTCCACTTTAAATGTACCTTCAAAAAATATATCTACAGACCATATGAATCGACGAAGCGATTCGAAACAATTCAGGATAAATTTGCTTCTAAGGCATCAAAACTGGAAGAAAATTTAACAAAAGAATTAGGGTTTGAAACATCTATTGATTGCAATCCTTTTTCTATTACTAAACGTAATAGTGACCCAGAAGATAATGAATTGGAGATTATAGTTTCCTTTAAATGATCACATATAATAAAAATATGTCATGAAAATAATTAAAGAACATCAAGATTTAAATACAGCATTAGAAGCTATCGTTTGGAAATTGTTTAACGAAATAGAACTATTAACCTCTATTAGTGGATCAGAAGAAGCTCTTAGAGATATGATGAATGTTTATATTAAGTATCATCCTCAATTTAAAGAGCATTTATTCTATGGATTTGGAAGGACTCATATGTGGGTTCTCTACAGTGAACCGGGGAAAGAATGTTATTTGTCATATTTTAATACATGAAGCCAGGGAGTCAATTAATAAAGAGATTTAATCTTTTTTAGGCAAAATATTTTGTATAGGAGAGCTATAAAGAGAACAAAATGAGTACTTTATTGGAATGGTCCGAAGAAAATGATGAGGATTCTGATGAAATATCAGATGAAGAAATGGATTCGATATTTCATCAAAAAATCAAAGAATATGAGGAATATGAAGGAACGACTCTAAGTGATTCCCAGAAATTGGTGATATTGAAAACTATAATTTGGAAATAGATGGCCCAAAATTAGAAAAAACTTTTCATGAATGGGCTGTTCATTTCTTGAAAGGAGATTTTGAAATATTTGAACCTATACATGTTAAAATAGGGAGAGGAAGAAATAAATATCCTTTATCTTTTAAGGTACTGGTATTAATTTATTTGAATGATCCATTGATTACTCTGGAAAAAGTGATAGATCTCTATACATAATCTAATTGATCAGATAGATATTTTCTAAGAATAAAAAAGGTTCCCTTTGAGGAACCTTTTTTATTGTTTTATGAAATTCAAAATCTTTACCTTAAATTTCATTCTCTGAAATCTCATCAAGGCATTCGCGATCCTCGATTCCCATTTCTTTCATTGCGAACCCTGTAAGATCGATATACATGCAAAAATTATCAACTTCAACTATAAACCAACCATCATTGTACCTTACTTCACCATCTTCATAGATAGTTTGGATCAAGGTTCTCCCATCTTTCATTGTTGAACTTGCAAGTTCAAAAGGATTTCTAATTGTACCATTATCTGCATCGGAAATATCATTCATGGCTTTCAACACCCTATTCGCTAACTTTCTGTTGGTATCGAATTGCTCCGTATAAATATAAGTTGCTCTCATTTTATTGTTTGTTTTTATTTATACCTAAATATAGGGCTTATTTATTGGCGAGTCAAAATATTAGGATTAAAAAGGATGAAAATAATGATAGAAAATATCTATGGGATCGCTATGATTGATAGAAACTATTTATCAAAATAGCATAATGAAATATATAAATGAATCGCATATATATAGTTTTAAAGCGATTTACTGAAGAAAAATATTAAAACTATAGTCTTCCTAAGCTAAAATATAGATCGCTGTTTAAATCGCTTTAAAATAAATCAGAGGATAAAGTAGATCTATTAAGGGTATAAATAAAATCTATCAAAAATACAGTAGTATTTATTAGGAGAGCCTGAAGCATTTTTAAGCAAAATATTTTTGTAGGTATAGGAATAGGCTGTATCTTTAGGTATAAGAAAAAGAGAAAAGATCATTGATGTATTGATAAGATTTATTAGGAGAGCGTTTAAATATTTTAAGCAAAATAATTTGGCGAGCTAAAATAAAAGCCTTATCTTTATATCATAATAATAAAAGCAATATTAACAATAAAAACGTTAGAAATCATGACAACGAATGAATTAAGAAAAGAAGCAAGCAAATTAGGTATCAAGAATTATACCAAGTATGCAAAAGAAGAATTGATCGTTTTAATCGATCAGGCTAAGAAAGAAAATCAATCAGAGGAAATTGAAGAGATCCAGGAAATCCAACAGGTAAGTTTGCTACCAGCAATCATCTATCAGGATTTAGCAATGAAGGTAGAAGAACCTAAAAAGAGAAAAGGAAGATCAATAAGCTACGATATTCCAAAAGACGGATCACAGGCTTATGAAATCTATAAGTATTTTGAAAAACATTGGATGGATAAGAATTGTACCATCTACAAGTGCTGCAAGGTTCTTGGAACTCCGAGCCACAATACCAAGAGAATATTCGATAAGTTTTTCAAACAAAAAAGGTTGGATTGGTTAGCCAATCAAGAAGAAAAGATCGAATATGTACAAGAAGAGGACATGAATTGATCGAATGGGAATAAGGTAGTAGAAATACTACCTTTTCTTTTGCTCCATAAGATAGATATTATCGATCCTAATTGATAGATAGGAGATAATCAAGAAAGAAGGAATAAAATGTAGATAGAAAATATTGATCAAGGGTATAGGGAGAAAAGAAAATAATAAGGGAATAAGACTAATATAAGAAGGTATAAAGAATGATATTAGGTATAAGGTATAGAAGGTAGGGTAAGATGGAGTAAATGTATTAGATCGCTTTAAAATAAGAATTAATATGGTAAGAGATAAGTATAGGATTAGGTAAGAAATAGACTAAGAAGAATAGGAATAGGGTATATATGTAAGGGAACTGGAAACCTTTTGATAGTATTAATCCTAATAAAGGTATAGAAAGAGAATAAAAATGTAATAAGAAAAGTCAAGTTTGGAACTCCAGTAAGAGGGGAACTATTGATAGATATTCCCTATGGGAGAAATAGAGGTAGTCGATAGGGAAAGAAGGATAGAGGAGATCAAGAAAAGGAATGGGAGATCGATAGGATTGATCAAGGAGAGAGGTAAAGATGATTGAGGAGGATTGATGAAGAGATAGAAGGATTCGATTGGATTGAGAGATAAAAGCGATCGAGCGTGATCAAGAAACCTTATCTATATAAGAGACAATACCGATTAACCCATAGCTATCAAGAGAGCCCATATGATAGAGAACACCTATTAGATAACATCGATCATTATCAAGCAGTTAATAGATAAGATCTATTAAATAGAATCGATAAATAAGCTTGTTTTGAGTGGTTTTATCGATTAAATAAAAGCTATCAATATAACTAATCAGATAGAAACGGGCGATTAAATAAAACCTATTAAAACGAAGGGAGGGATTGATATGCTCGATCAAACAGATGATACCTTCTATCTATATATATTATAATATATATAGATAGAAGCGATGAAATGAAATTTATCATGGGAGATCGAGAGGGTCTATCAAGACGAGAGCGATAGATGTTGATTATCAAGAAGATAGATTATATTGATGGAGCGTTAAGGTGCAATATTTGTACAAAAATCTCAAAAAGAACAATCCTTATTTTTTGAGATTGATTATGAAACACAAGCTCCCAAAACCCAATAGCTCCTATATATAAAATTTTCAAAATCACCTATATAAGCAAAAATTTGAGTCCAGGAGTATGGAACTCCACTCGAAAACACAGACTCGAGAGTATATAAGATTTTCAAAAAGGTCTTTATATAGGCAAAAAATTAGGGTGAATGCAAGGGTGAACTATTAAAGTAGTATCCGATTTTTAAGATAAAACTAAGACATGCTTAAAAATACACCGAGGTTAAGCCGAATCTTATGTCCGATTTTTAAGATGGAATAGAATTTTAAAAGAAAAACAATCCACTTTCGAGGCTCGCACGAAGAAAAGCAGTATCTTTAGGCATAACAAAAAAGAAAGAATATGATGTTAATAGGAATTACAATCGGCGCTCTCGGAACACTCTTTATGATAAGCATAGGAGTGATAATCGAAGTATTCAAGGCACCTAAAGTAGGAGCTATCTATAAGAAAAAGATGAATGATCCTTTCGAAGAGTCTCGCGAAGAAGTGAAAGTATTAGATGTAAGGAGAAATGACTATAGAGAAACTATAGTAAAATTTCAAATAATAAAGGATATAAATCCTAAGTTTTTGGATGTTGAAATGACCTATGATATAGAAGAGTTCAGAGATAGATATACTAAAAAATAAAAAGATATGGAAGAAAAATTTAAGAAAGATCGCCAGATCAAAGTAGAGATCAAGAAGGAAGAAGATGCAGGGACTAATAGAAAATTGTCTTTGAGTGTCTGTATAGGTCATCAAACAACTTGTCTGCCTTACATGACAGAAGGAGAGTTGAAACAAGTGAAGAAATCTATTGAAGAGTATTTCAGGTCAAAGAAAATTGTTACAATGGGAGAGCTGAGAAAGATGAAATATGAAGGTCTTTACAAACTTCACAAGCTAAGTGATAGCGATGCTTTCAAAAAAGCAAAAGTTAATATTTCAAAACTTCTTATATTGAAACATGATAATGTCCAGATTAATGATGCGATTATTTATGGACATATTACTGATGATGCTGCTAAGACTGGAGTTTATTTTTTTGAAAATACATTAGTTGAATTAATTACAGAGGAGGAAATAATATGAAAAGAAAAGTTGGAGATAAAGTAATTATCAAGTCACTCGATTGGTGGAAAGCTCAGCTTAAAAATGAGTATGGTGATGTCGTAAAAGATGAAGGATTTTATAGTTTTACTGAAGATATGTCTAAATTTTGTGGGAAAGAAGCTGTGATTGAAAAAGTTCTTATTAATCAATTCTATCACATTAGTATAAATAACGGACGGCTTCTAAGTTGGAATTGGGAAGATTGGATGTTTGAAGATACTGACAAGAACTTCGATTATTATGAATTCACCCCACAAAATCTTAGAAAACTTGTTTGGGGTGGGAACGGAGAAGTCATAGATCAAAACGATAAAATTTTGAATCTATATCCTACTTTTGTTATCGGAGAAGCTCTCTTAAAAGATAATTCTATCTTTAGTGCCGTCGGTCCTTTTAAAATCAGAGTACCAAAAGAAAAAGAAGAAACTTCTATATATCAGTTCAAATCGTTTGATAAGGTCTTGGTGAGAAATAAATGTGAAGAGAAATGGCAATGCAATTTCTTTAGTCATCACCTATCTTTAAAGATAGGTGACAAAATGGAAAATAAATATTGTTGTGTCTATTCAGAATGGAAACAATGCATTCCTTATGAAGGAAATGAGAATCTTGTAGGTCGAACGGAAAATCCTCCGTATTATGGGAACTGAAGAAATTGCATTGAAAATAACTTTCATAGGGATTGTTATTTTACTCCTCGGGCTTGTCCTCACGAAAATATACAATCATCTATCGAAAGAGGAAGACAGGCTCATAAGTGACTTTGAGATCTTGTGTGAATTTTTAGGAGTGGGATTTGTTTTAATGGGAATTATGATTCTCTTCTTAAATTTCTTCTACTTTGTTCTATTTAGCGATCTAAAAATGTTTTTCCAATGAGTAAGAAAGTAACTAAGAAAGTTCTGCCTGATGTAGAACGTAGGAGCAATCATAATTGCAATCGTTGCTCCTATAAAGATAAATGTCCTTATACGGATAAACAGGATTGCATGGAGTACAACAACAATTTAATTAAAGAAAGTTTATGAGCAAAAAAGAAGTTTCTGATGAATTGCTTTCAGCTTCTAAGGAGATGTTCGATCTACTTAAAAAATATCCGTCTTTGGCTTATCACATCCAGTTAATGGAAAGAGAGGGAAATGCAGTTTTCTCTGTGTCTGATGGAACAGCTGATCTTATTTGTGACAGTCTTATTGTTACGGCTTACCGTAAACCTGTTTTCCAGAAAATTCTGGAGGCTGCTTGTGATTATCTTCAGAAGAACCCGAAGAAAGGACCTACAGAGGAAGAACAGGCAGATGAAATGATTGATACCTGGGAAATGTTAAATAAAGTGAAGAGAGATCCAGATTGAAGAAAGGATCTCTCTTTCTTCGTATCTTTAGAATAAAAAAGATTATGAAGTTAAACGTTTCTATTGACAGTAAGTTAGTGAATTTTCACCTTGGAGGTCCTACTCCTGCTATTGCGATTATGATCCTGAACATGATTTTAGATGCTAAAAACGGTTCAGATCTTGTACTTGGAATGAGAAAGATTAAAGAGGAGATACCTGGATATGATCATTTCTTTATCCATGGATTTGGAAGAAATCATATGTGGGTGAAACAAAGAGTTTTACAGAAAGAGAATTACAATTGGATAACAGTTTATTTTTAAGATTATGAAGAAGAGAATTATTAAATGGTTAGAACATCTGTTTGGAATAGATACTCTCAAACAAGATCTTCTTCAATCACATCAAAGATGGTTTGAAGAACACAAAAAGGATTTTGAGCGTATAAATAAAATGACAAGACTTTTAGAAGACGCTCGTGTGGCATCTGATATAGCATTTAATGGAGATCGATCCTGGGCTGTGATTTGTTTGGGAGGACACAAAGATACTGTTTACTTCTATCAGCTTCCAGATAAAAACATAAAAGAGATCCAAGAGTTTCTGAAATTGATGCAACCTGATCCTCGAAAGAGACTTATAGATTGCCCTTACGGAATGGATTATCGTTTTAGAGGTTTATGATTATGATAGGAGAAGTATTTAAAGTATGCCTTCCAGATTCAAAAGATCCGATATATCTGAAAGAAATAGAAGGTAAAAAGAGGAACAATTTAGGAACACAGAAACTGTTCCTATGAGTACCGAAAAGGAACAGTTAGATACCAAACCCCAATATTCTGAAATTTGGTATTCATAAAGTTTTCTTTCTCAAAAATTGTTTATATCTTTAGCAAGAACAAAAGAGTAGAAAAAAGTTTTCCGATTTTTTGGCAGTTTTTCTTTCCTGGAAGGAGTGTTTGCGAGAATACTCCTTCTTTTTTAAAAATTGGTTTCATTTAAAAATTAATAGATTATGTCAGAATACGAAAAAAAATTTGAAGAGCTCAAAGGAAGAATTTTAAAAATTCATCCCGATGCTATTGTACAGTCTGGAATTATAGGTGACAATGGTGAATTGATCTTCCGTACTACCATTCCGGGAGTTCAGATTATTGAGAACACTAACATTAATGCTTTAGCTATTATAGTTGAAAATCTTGAAGCTAAGGCAAGAATGAAAAGCAGACCTACAACATGACAAATGAAGAAAAATACAGTGAATACACAGACCTCTTCTATGATTATTTTATAGTTGAAGGTCTGTGTATAAAGGGATCTAATATTCCTGCTTCCTTCGTTGTATTTAAAGATGGTAAATCTAAATCTTTAAATGTTGGAGATGGAACTATTAACATGGCACAATATCTCCTTTACTTAGTTTCTAAGTATTTAGTTTGTGAAGAACAAAATCAGGAGATATGTATCAATCGTATTGGAGATGTTTTACAGGCTCTAAATCGCTTATCTGAAACTCCCTTAAAAAAGGCATTTGAACAATATCCAGGTATAAATTTTAGTTATGAGCCTGGATTCTTTTTAAGAGATGATATTTCAATCCAAATGAAAGAATCTTTTAAAACTGAAGAGATTACAAGTGCATATGGAATGCTTTATGAAGGTAAAAATGAAGACCCCTGTTTCTCACCTTTTGTAAGTCAAGATCAAATATGGAATCTCGCTCCTATTCTTTCTCTCCTTTCAAAGGGTAAAATTATTAAAGATCCCTGGATTGTCACAATGTCACAAAAAATATTGACTAATATATTGGATTTCGTGATTAAAAACAATCACACGATTTATAATCCATATTGGTCTTCTATTTATCACTACTGGACTTATCTCCCTACTTTTAATACAAATAAAGTAAAACCTTGGGATAGAATAAAGGATCGAGAAGATCATCTTAAATATAAGATAAAGGTAAAGAGAGGTGCTAACAATTGGTATTATGCTTATGGTTTTAGAAAAACTTTTGAGAAGAATTGTATAATTGGAAAGTATTCTAAATTTGCATCATTCTTGTACTCTCTTATTTATTATCCACTTACTTTCTGTGCTGAGAAGATTTATTTTCCTATTATGCACAGAATTTTTGGAACTCAAATAAAAAACAATTCTTATCATTGTTTAGCTGTATCGGGAGAGGTTTGGTTTGGAGGAAGGAGAAACTTTCTAAAACATCTTTCTAAATGTTTTAGAAGAGGAGAATTTTTTGAATTATCTTTTATTGAAGCTTTGAAATCAGGTGATTTTAAATCATTCGATCCTATGATACTCAAAAAATCCCTGGATGAATATCCTGAACCTATTTCAACAGGAACTATGAATAATCCCTTAGATTATTTAATAACATATAATTTTTATAATTATCTGACCTCACTATAAAATTTTGGTATATCTTTACCAAATCGTTATAGTAAAACTTTTAGTATAGAAAGCTTAATTTCATATGTACGATTTCTTAGACGTCGAGATGACGTTTAACGAAATTAAAAACAGAGAAGTCTCCATCTTCTCTGTTTTCTTTTATATAAACAACTAAGAATCTAATGAATTTGATTGTTTATATGAGTTTTAAAATACGGTTCTAATACTTCATTTAGCTTTTATTATCTTCGAAAATAAAACACTCAAAAACATATAAAAATAAGTTCCAGTATCTGGCTCATTTCATTTTTTCTTTGTATCTTTATGTCATAATAAAACAAGAGAAGATATGAAAACAATCGATGAAGAAATTTTAAGAATAATAGAAGTTAACAGGATTAAAATCTGGGAACGCACCTATGATGAGTTATTGTATAGACCTGATTATATTTGTTTAATTCTCAGAAGTCAAGTCAGAAAATTTTTGAGTGATAACATGTGGACATTTACATTTTGCATGGAACTTAATGACTTTATTGAAATTTTCTTTCCTGAATTTTACGAATTAAAAGAAGAATATATAAAAGACAAAAGCCAAGAAGAAATTACAGATTATGGTTGGTTTGGACCTTGTAATACTTCAGTAGGTAATCGAAAAAGAAAAGAAATAGTTAAATCAATAATAGAGAAACTTTCAAATAGTATTAATTTTTAAAACAAAAGAAGTATGGAAAAGACAATTTTAGACTTGAATTTTATCGAAAGTCATCTTGAAAATTTTTGTGGAGACAAATTATCTGCAGTTGATCGGAGTAGTTTTGCAAGCATTAAGGAAGCAACGCCTTACAAACAATGGAAGGAGGATATGAAAAATATAGAGGACAAAACACGAATCTTCTAAGTATATATCCTATATTAACATCCTTTTTTATTTTCGAATTTATAAAACCAGTTAGTTCCCGCTAACTGGTTTTTCTTTTACAAAGATAATAAATATTTTTCTCAATAATTCATTGATAATCAACACTGGTCAAAATCGTATATAATATATATCAATTACATTGATAGACTTATTCTCTCATTCCTATTATAAATATAAAAGATATATCTAAGCTTTAGCTTATATATTAGATGCAATTTTGACCAGTTGATTATCAAGTAGTTATAGAATAGATAAAAAGAAGATCCACCCTAATAAGGATTTTTCTTTGAAAATATTTGGTAAATAAGGATATAAGCTGTATCTTTAGAGTATGATATAAAGAGGTGTTGTGAAACACGATAATTTATATGCTTTTATTTTTTACTAAAAGAAATAAAGTGGCCTTTATGGTCACTTTTTCTTTTTTAAAGGAGTTGTCTAAATAAAAAGAAACTTGTAATTTTACGTTAGTAAAAATAAAAGTATATATGGAGAAAAAATTAAACATATTAAGAAGTCAACTTACAAGAATTGCAGGTTGGAAAGGAAATAAAGAAAATTATTTTAATTCACCTAATCATCTTATAGAAACAATCGAATCAAATATAGGATGGAGTAAACAAACTATAAAAAAGACCTTGGATCAAATGATTCAATCCGGCGAAGTATTATTTGATAACAATAAGCTTCACAGAATGAAATTCATCCCTTCTATTGAATATGATAGAGTTCCTGATTATATTTTATTGACAAATCAAATTCCAGATGCTAAATATCATTTGGATATCAAAGACTGGAAAATTCTATGTATGATATATAGAAAAGCTAAGCATATTCATTATGTCTTTGAAAATGAATTAGATATAGAGCAAAAATCTAATTCGGAGGAATCTTACTTTTTCGGAATAGATTATATTTGCAGGAATCTATCTATGGAAAATATAGATTTTACTTACAGTGAAGTTAGAAATTCTATACAAAAATTAAAATTATATTTCGGCGATTCTTTCCACAGACCTCCTACAAAAAAAGAGATAACCAAACGTTATGGTATTTATAAGAATTTTTATTCTTGGAATTTTGAAATTCCAGAAAGATCTCAATGGAAGAGTATCATTATGAGAAAAATAATGGAACTTACTAATAAAGATGATATAAAATATTCACGTTATAAAATTGTAACTCCAGAAGAAAAATTAAAATTAGATAAAGCAAATTTAAAAGGTGCTAATCTTTCTATTTTAGATTGGTCACGTATGATTCAAATTGTTGAAATTCAATTAGATAAGTTACAAGAAGGAAAAGAACAATGGAAAAGTATTGAAGAGCATTTTAATTCATACCTTTTACAGATCAAATATTTTTTAACGAAACTTGCAGAAATGGGTGAGATCACAGAATTAATGGCACATCGATTAGAAAGAGAGGCTTCTAATATAAAAGAAACAAGTTTATTAAAAGAATTTTATTTAGAACTCCAGAGTAGATATTCGCCTTTAGTAATTTGAAAATGATTTATTTCAAAGAAAAATATTGACTATTAGATTTATTGTTCTTATATTTAGGCATTGTAAAATACGATACTCGTAAATATAAGAAGTTTATGAAAAAATATGCAGATATGACAAGAAAGGAATTCCTTTCTAAATTTGATAATCCAGAATATGAAATATATACTGAGGAGCAAGTGAAAAGATTTTCACAAGATGTTCTTAAAAGTATTGATCCTATTGAAAAAGAGTATGGAGCGATAGATTTTGTTTCTTTGAATAGAGTCACTGTTGTGAACGATGATTTAAGCAAATCGATCTTATTCTGGAGACCTTCTCAGATTGAATGGAAGGAAGAAATTAATCCCGATACTTTAATAAAATCCAAGACAGGATATTATAAAGATACTCCTGAAAATCGTAAGAAGGGTGTTGTAGGTAAACCTTATGGTGATACAAAAGCAGAAGACTTCAATGAAGGAGCTGGTAATTTAGCTAAACTTAGAGCTGAATATACAAGTGCTGTAAAAAGAGGTGATAAAGCCAAAGTAGCAGAGTTATCTAAAAAGATTGCTGATGTTACCAATAAACACACTTCTAAAGACAATGAGAAAGAGGATTAGCATCCGATTAGGTTTTTAAGGGAATTTTTAGGGTAAGGTTTGGCAAAATGTTTTACTTCGTGAAACATTTAAGTTTGAGAAAAAATGCGTAAAATTTTAGATAAAGTGATCAATTATGCGGCGAGTTTCTTTTATCCACTATTAATGGCAATTCCATTGTCACCCATAGTAGATTGGATAGAAAAATACATGTTTAAAGATTGGGAGTTCGTCAAATACCTAATCGTTCTCATTACGATAGATACTATTGTAAGCTGGACCTATCATCTGATTCATAAAGATTTTTCAAGTAAAGGTTTTGCTATGATTTTTATGAAGCTATTAGTATATACCTCTTTATTAATTGTAGCTCACGTACTTGGAAGTTTTACGATTGATGGACAACCAAATAATACCTTCACCTGGTTTAGATCTTTAATGTGTACAGCACTTTTAGTTAGAGAGGCAATTTCTATAGTAGAAAATGTCGGGAAAATTAATCCTGAATTAGTACCTGTATGGATACGAAAATATTTAAAAGATTTTGATGAAAATGGTTTTGCAAAGAAGCCGCAATCATAAGTAAATTCGTTTAATTTAATATATTGAGATTATGAGACTATATGAATTTAAAAACTCAGATAAAAACATTGATGTAGTAGTAGCTACGGATGGTTCTGGAGAACAGAAAAAAGTATTTATTACTGAAACTCCAAGAGGTATTCCTATTCCCGGAAACACGTCTGCAATTGATAATCCTAATTCTGCTATTTTGGAAATGGGGTTTGATTTTGTCGCAGGTACGGAAAGAGAACATCTTGATTTTTTGTTGTTTGCTTTGAATAATGGTCTTCAGCTTATTCAATGGAATGAAGGTCTCGGAGAAATTTCTCCGATTGAATTACTTCCTGAGAAGATGGAATTTGGAGATTATAAAGTAGAGGCAGATCCGACAGAATTATCTTTTACAGCTGCAGGAGGATCTGATAGTTTTACTGTAAAATCAACAAAAACAGTTACCAGTGAAGGCTTTGTAAAAGGAATGATTGTCGATGTAAAATATAAGGTAGAAATTACCGGAGATGGATTTAGTTTGAATGACACTGAAGATATGGTAATTGCATCTGCCAATACAGGAGCTGGAAGATCTGGTACAGTAACAATTACTCAGTTGGAAGGCGATTCACCAGCTACGGCTTCAATTACATTGAGTCAAACAGCAGGCGCATAAAAAATAATTTTATCATGAGCAGTCGTAGAAAGAAGATAAATAAAGAAGAAAAGCCAGACCTTTTAAAAGGTCTGGCTGGTCTGTCTTTGGAAGAAATTTCGGGATTGCAAAAGACCATTCCAACATTACTTGAGTCAAAAATTCAACAAATGGCCGCTTCTAATGATTTTGAAGAGATCATGAAAGCAAATCTTTTTTTGAATCAACGAGATAGATTGGATAATGGAAAAATGCAATCAATTTTTTTCAATCCAAATGATGTAGGCGATTCTGGAAAAGGATATAAAGAAAATAGAGGTGCCCTTTCTTTTGATACATTAAGAAGAATGGGGGATATTTTTATTGTTCGTAGTGTTGTTAATACACGAGTAGAACAAGTACAAAATTTCCTGCATTTTAGTGTTGATGAACAGAAAGAAGGTTACACCATAAGAAAAAAGAAAAGTCTTTTCGAGAAGGATTTTCAGAACAAAGAAATTGAAGAAGGCGACCAGGGAAAGATCGAGTATATAATCAAGTTTCTTGAAAATGGTGGTTTAAATGATAAATGGGCTAATTATGATACTTTTCAAGATTTTGGAAGGAAAATTGTATTTGATAGCTTGACATTAGATCAATTAGCTTTTGAAATAACAAGAGATCGTGGATGGAATTTAGCACGTTTTCGAGCTATTGACGCCTCTTTAGTCAGATTATTAGACAGTGTAGATCCACGCTATCGTGATGAATTTGAAAGATATCGTTTCAAAGGTTATCTACCCCGTTTTTGTATGTCTTGGCAGGGGCAAATTCTTCAGAATCCTACAACTCATGAATCAGTAGTTTTTTATCCGTGGGAGTTAGGTTATGGTATTCGAAATAAGAGTACATCTATTTATAGAAATGGTTATGGTACTTCGGAACTTGAAACTCTTGTTGAGATTATAACTTGGATTCTTTGGGGTATGCAGTATAACGGTAATTTCTTTTCTAAAGGTTCTCAACCGAAAGGTTTTATTAATATTAAGAATGGAAATATCGATAATGCAACTTTAAATGAATTTCGGCAAGCCTGGACTCAAACAATGAGAGGAGTAGGTAATTCACATCGAACTCCTATAATGCAAGGAATAGATTTGGAATGGGTTGACTTACAGAAATCAAACAGAGATATGGAATTTACAGAATGGGTAAAATTCTTGATTGTAATTACTTGTTCTGTTTATCGAATCGATCCTTCTGAACTTGGATTCCAATTTAAAGATCAAACACAAATATTTGGTCAAAATGGACAACATGAGCGTTTGAATCATAGTAGAGATAAAGGATTAAAACCTTTATTGATTTTCCTCCAGAACATCATCAATCATTATATAGTAGATGAAATGTTTGATGGAGAATTTGAATTCGCCTTTACCGGAATTGAAATTGAAGATGAATCTAAACAAGTTGAATTAGATAAAAAGAAATTGGATGGTGGAATGGTATCTATGGAAGATATTTTCCGTAAATACTCTGGAAGACAATTTAATCCTGATACAGATACTATTTTAAATTCTGTATATCAAACGGCGAAGATGAATGAAATGAATTCTGCTATGTATGCAGAACCCGTACCAGGCGAAGACGGAGAGAATCCTTTTGATCAATATGAAAAATCTATAGAGAACAATCCTATTGAAGCTGCTGCAATGGAATATATTGCAAAAAATCTTTATAAGAATTGATATGGAATATAAATATGTGAAAGGAATTAAGGTTAATGATATGCAGAAAGCACCTGCTATTAAGCCTCATGTAAAAGATCCTATCAGGTATCCTAAGGTTCAGTGTGGTTACGAAAATTTAGCACAAGCGATTTTCGTAACCCAGACTAATAATATGTTTAAAGATATTGTAAAGGAAATGGTTGATATTATAAAGGAATGATTTTTACACCAGCGGAAATACAAAAACTTTTCAATATTGTCGATTATCGATTGGCACGTATTGTTGGAGACGTTTTAGGAAAAGAATTTTTAACGCCTGAGGATAAAGAATTGTTAAAAAAGAATGGTTTTGATATCGAGAAAGAACTTATAAAGTTACCTCCTTATTACCAGGCATTTTTATTTGGTAGAGTTTCTGCTTTATTGAGTCCGATTCAAACGAAACAATTAGATTATAAAGATTTAACTACTTATATTGAAAGAAGAGATTATCAAAAACTAACTGAAAGAGAAAAAGCGGAATATCGAGCTGCCGCTACAAGAACCTATTCTTATATAAAAGGAATGGGACATCGTTTTAAAGAAACGATCTCGAATGCTATTTCAGAGCAAGAAATAAAAAATACAGTTGAGTATCGCCAATTAGACAATTCTGTAAAAGAAGGGATATTAAGAAGGAAATCTGTACAATCAATTACAAATAATATATCAAATCGATTGCAAGATTGGAATAGGGATTGGGGAAGGATTGTGGAAACAGAGATGCAGGATATTTATTGTCTTGGAAAAGCTCAAATTATAATGGAAAAACATGGTACAGAAGCTTTGGTTTACAAGCATGTTTTTCCACAAGCATGTTCTCATTGTAGACATTTATATACTACAGGAGGAATTGGAAGTAAGCCCCGTATATTTAAGATATCTCAACTTATATCGAATGGAGATAATATTGGAAGAAAAGCGAAAGACTGGAAGCCAGTTCTCGGAACTACTCATCCTTTCTGTTATGATGATCAAACAGAAGTACTTACTAAAAATGGTTTCATATTATTTTCTGATTTAAAAGGAGATGAAGAATTTTTATCAGTTAATCCAGAAACGGGTGAAGGTGAGTATGTTAAAGCCATACATTACCTCTCTATTCATTATAAAGGAAAGATGATAGAAAGAATTAGTAGAGATTTTAATCTCTGTACCTCTCCTAATCATTATCATGTCGGTAGAACTCAGTATGAATATAAATCTGGTAAAAATATTTGTTTGAGAAAAGAGTCTGAATTAACAGAAGAATATTCATTTCTCACTTATTTACCTTCTTGGAAAGGAATAGAAAAAAAATATATTACATTTGATGGAAATCAATATGATATGAAATTATTCTGTGAATTTCTGGGATATTATTTATCTGAAGGATCTTATACTGAATATAAATCTACAAAAAGAATAAATATAAGCCAATTAAAAGATTCTCGAGAAATAATCTTCAATTGTTGTAAAAAAATATTTCCAAGTGTTTCTTTACAAAAGGAAAGAATAGAAATTTATATAAAGAAAAATCAAATTGAATTTATCAATTTCTTTAAATCCTTAGGAAAATCTTATCAAAAATATGTACCTTCTTTCATTAAAGAACTTTCTCCTGAATATATTGAGTTATTTTTAAACGCTTTTCATTTAGGTGATGGTACTATACATAAAGGAACTATTTTTGATGGATATCAGTGTAAACCACTAAGAGTATTTTCGACTTCAAGCGTTCAATTAGCAAGTGACATAGGGGAGCTTTTATTGAAGATAGGTAAAAGACCTTCTTATCGTAATAAAGGAAGGTCCATATATCATTGTAAAAAGCAAAACAAAGATTATTTGGCAAATTATGATCAGTGGGAAATTAATGAACTTTCTACAAAATATAATTTGAGATCTCATATGAAAGAAATTCAAATTGATTATAACGGTCAAATTTATGATGTTGAACTTAAAAAAAATCATACTTTAATTGTTAGGAGAAAGGGTAAGGTGTGTGTTTCAGGTAATTGTCGTTGTGAGCTTATCTATATTCCGAAAGGATATATTTGGTCAGAAGAGGAAAATGCTTTTATACCTCCAAAGGATTTTCAGCGGACTGTTGAAAGGAGATCTAAAGTTAGAATACAAATAGGATATAAAAATTTTGAAATATGAAACAATCTACTTTTTGTTCTGGTTACATAGAAATAACTACTTTTGAAGGATCTAAATATATAAAGGATTTAAAAGTGGGAGACCTTGTATTAACACACTTAAAAAGATACAAGCAGATCACTCAAATTAATAAAAGAATTCTTTACCCAACTTTTTCCCAAGGAATTTTTGATATATATTTCTTTTCCGAAAATCAAGAAAAAGAAAAAGGATATGAAATAGATGGAATCCATAGAATAAGTGGAGATTCTGTTCTTTATATCAATGGTTGTTTAAAAAGAGTGATTGATGTAAAAATTGGAGATATTCTTCAATTAAGAAAAGATCAAAAAGGAAAAGTGGCTCAGATAATGGAAATACCTTCTGAGAATTATGGAGATTGGCTTTATTCCATAGAAGTAGAAAAAGATCATTCTTATTATGCTGATGATGTTCTTATAAAAGATTAATTCGTATATTTACTGCAAAATATTATTATCATGAATATAAGAAAGTTACTCGGGATTCAAACCCACGCAGAAAAAATAAAGGAGTATAGAAGTCTATACAAATCTTTATATGAAATTGAATATCAATCTGAGATGTTGGCACAAGATTATGCTTTACAAAAGTCTCAGGTAGATAGTTTGAATGAAGAAACTGATTTGACTATTCGTCAAGATATTATGAATCGTTTTCAAGTGTTTTTAAGACAGCAAACTAAAGAAGTTACTGATCTCTGCAATAAAAAAATTCGCATTGAAAAAGCGATGAAAACATTAGAAAAAGATGAAGAAATCATTGATGTATTGAATGAATGCAGAGAGATTTGGTCTTTTGAAAAGTTGAGTGAAAAAGGAATCATTTCTAAAGCAGCTCTTTTTGATATTTTTAAAGCAAAAGAAGGTATCGTACGATTTGCGGATGTAATAATTTTCCGACCCGATCACAAGTTTTTGATTTTACAAAGAGCTTTCGGAGACGGTCCTACAAAACAACAATGGTGTATTCCAGGTGGTCATGTTGATCCAGGTGAAACTTTCATTGAAGCAGCTGCCAGGGAATTGTTTGAAGAAACTGGTTTTAAAAAATTAGACACTGAATTAAGAGAAGTCGGCGTCTATAAAAATAATGAAGTAGATATTCATTATTTTATAACGGAATTATCACCAGAAGAATCAAATTTAGTTTTACTGGATAGTGAGGAAGAGATTGGAAGTATGTGGATCGATCCTAAAGATATTGATGAATATGAATTTATCTTTGATATGAAAGACAATATCAAGAGGATATTAGGTATTGAAATCCCGGATCCATGCGTAAGAATTTTGAAAGCATTTACCTCTGGAGAAATTTCTGAAAAAGTTTTCAATGCTTTTTGTTTAGGACATAAAGAAGATATCAGAAAATCGAATAACAAAACCTATTTTAGCCATGGAGAAAGAAAAGATCTCGCTAAAAAGGGTGAAGCTATGCCGAATGGTAAATATCCTATTCGAAATAGTCAAGATTTGAAAGATGCTATTCGATTAGTAGGAGCTTCTGATATGCCTGAATCTGAAGTAAAAGCTTGGATTAGAAAAAGAGCAAAAGCTCTTGGATTAGAAAATGAACTTCCAGAAAGTTGGAAAGATGTTGAAAAGGCAGAAACAGTTGAAGATACAGAGGGACTAAGAAAAGAAAGTCTGGATGGTGAAGAAAAAAATGTAGTTTCCCTTGAACAGGAAGCTGATACAGAGCAAGAAAAAGATACTGTTGAAAAGACTATCTTACCAGAAGGTTTTGGAATCTACGTTAATTTTAATGATATGGATGAGGCTATTCTTTTTAAATCATTGGTTGAAGATTGGAAGAACAGTGGTAAATTAGAACATGTCGAAAATATCATTGAAAAAGGTTTTGAAGAAGAACTTGTAAAAGAAGAGGAGATTGAGAAATCAGATAAATCGGAAAAACAGGTTTTTAATACTTATCTAAATTTTATCGAAGGTGCTAAAACAAGACTTAAAAACATTCATTGGGGAGAAAAAGATAACTCTAAACATGTTTATCTGGATTCTCTTTCTGATGAAGTGGGAGAGTTTGAAGATAAGATTGCAGAGGCAGGTCAATCGGGTTTTGGCCGTTTTAAAGAAGGTGAAATTCAAGGAGATGAGGTGACAGAAGATGATCCTGTTAAAATTTGTCAAATGATTTTTGACAAAACTATTGAGTTCCGAAAGGAATTAGAAGGTAAAGATGATTATAATGGAGAAATCTCTTGGATTGATGATTTTCTTGCAACACTGAAACAAACAAGATATCGTTTACAAATGCATTGATTATGGAAAAGAAGGATCTTTTAATATTTGAATTGGATTTAATGAAGGGCCGAAAAGGAGTCCCCGTAGGTACTGAAAAACAATGGGGAGGAAGGACTTTCGTGAAAACTCCTGCAGGTTGGAGACCAAAAGGAGAACAACGTGAAAAGAAACAGGAACCAGTAGCAAATTCAACCTCAAAAGAAAAAGATCCTTCTTTGGATAGAACAAAGCAATTAGAAGAATTTGCTGAAAAGGCTTCTGATAAACAATTAGAAGCCGCAATCGATGATCCTAAACAAAATCCAGAAGTTAAAGATATAGCGCAAGTAGAGCTTGATAAAAGAACTGGAAGAAAGGATGAAGAAGAGGAAGACGTTAAAGAAAAAATAGGAAAAATAGAGGAAGAACTTCAATCTTTAAAAGATTCTCTATCTAAAGATTTAGATGAGAAGAAAAAGGAACCTTTGAAGGAAATTAAAAAGACTGGTCTTTTATTAGATGGACATAAAGTTTTCATTGTAATGAATGAAAATAAAACTGGGTATAAAACACAGGGAATGAAAGCTTTAAAATTAGAATCAAAAGAAGGAGAGTCTTTAAGTGATTTTAAAAAGAGAATAAAAGAAACTTGGAAAGATCAAACTGAAAATAAAGAATCAGTTTCCGATAAAGAAACAACAACCTCTATTGATAATGATTTAGAAGAAAAGATAAATAAAACAATTGAATCGTTACCAGAAAAACAAAAGAATTATTATCAGAATAAATATAAAGAATTTAAGGAAATTTGGGATAATATTGAAGATGGACTTTTTGGGGATTATGAAAGAAGAGCTCATGTAGGTAGGATCAATATCAAAGAAATAGATCTTGGGATTTTAGCTATGAATAATCTTTTAATAGAGAAAGGTGAACTTCCATATTGTTCTCCTTTCTTATTTCAAGAATGGAAAGGTGAACAATATAAATGTTTTAAGGATCCTTCCGAGGCACTGATTAATTATGAGAAATATAATGAAGAACTTTTTAAACCAGATAAATCGACTCGAGCAATTTTAGATTATTATAAAGGATCTTCTTTCGGTCTTTTCACATCAGCTGCATTAGGAAATAAAATTGATTTCGAAGAGGAACTAAAGTATTTTAAAGGTCAATATGATAATGGAGATTTTAATGATGGGATTGAATATAATCAAATTGCAAAAGAAATATTGGAAAGTAAAAATCCTGAAGCTACAATGATAAAGTTACAGCAGCAGGTAGATGATTTTATTCAAAATAGCCCTCCTGTTCCTGAAAATCTTATATTGTCCCGAAGAGTAGAAGGAGACGAAATGTTTCGAACAATTGAAAATTTAAAAGTAGGAGATACTTTTGAAATGAAGCCAATGCAATCTTTTGCTTCATTTCCTCAAAATTTTGGATCAATTCAAATAACGTTATTAGTCAAAAAAGGTGAAAAAAATATAGTTCCTATTGGTAATAGAAGTGAACTTGAGTGGGTGACTAAATCACATACTAAGGTTAAAGTAATTTCAAAAGGTTACAGTTCTATGACAGTAGAGTTAGTTCCAGATGAAGCCAGTACAAAATCTTCATCTAATCAAAATACAGGCGAAGGAATAAAAAGAATTAAGAAAACGGGTATCATGGTTAATAATCATAAAATGTTTATTACAATGAATGATAAAGAAACAGGATATCAATCTAAAGGATATGGTATTTCTTTAGAATCAAAAGAAGGTGAATCTTTGAATGAATTTAAGGAGAGACTAAAGGAATTGCTTTTTGAAAAACTTAAGGCATCATAGGAACCAAAAAGAGAAAAGAATGAAATTTTCTTCGTATCTTTAGAATAAAAAGAAAAGAATATGGAAAAAGAAAATAAAAAGAGATTTGAATCATTTTATATAAGTGATATAAAATCTTCAGATATAAGTAAAGAGGAATCAGATAAGATTTCCTTAGAGCAAGGATTGGAAGGAATGAATAATTTAGCAAAGAAAATAGATAGTGAATTTAGCAAAGAAAATAAGTAACTGTATCCGGGCTTATGTAATGGGAGATGCATTAGGAGTACCTTTTGAATTTCAAAAACAAGGTACTTTTAATTGTACTAATTTTACAGGTAATGGTACTTATAATAAGCCAGTAGGAACCTGGTCTGATGATACAAGTGTTTTATTGTGTTGGTTGAATGCTATTATATATCACGATAATAATCTTGTAAATCAATTTAAAAACAATTTAAAACAATGGTATTATAAAGGAGATTTTACCATTGATGGTTTATTTGATATAGGAAATCAAACAGCAAATGCTATTAAAAATGATTTTCCTTTGATAGAAACATCGTCCATGGGAAATGGCGCTTTATTCCATGCACTTCCTACTGTTTTATACGCACTTATAAAAGGAGATTATAGTGATTCTTTTATTAAGGAACATTATAAAGAATTTTGTAGCTTAACCCATAGTAATAAAAATTGTTTTGAAATTGGTTCGCATTTTTGTTTGATTATTCTAAATTTGTTATTAGATTTACCGCAGCAACCATTCGAGCTTAAAGAAGTTCAGAATAAAGGGGATGTTATTAGTACATTTTATACTGTTGTTAAAGAGTTCTCTTTAAAGAAAGATAATTCAGGTTCTTTAAAAGAAGATCTTTGCGAAATAGTTAATAAAGGAGAAGATACTGATACCAATGCCGCATTTTTAGGACTTTTGCTTGGAATGACAAAACCAGTCGATGATAAAGATTGGAAATTAGTTCGTGGTCGAGATTATGTAGATTTCTATATAAATCTCCTTTTAAATAAATTGGGATTAAATGATTTACGATAATTTTAAATTATTTACAGAATTAGATATTGTAAAAGCAGAATCAAAAGGTTCTAAACAAGAAGATTCAGATCGTTATAAAAACATGATCTTCTCTGGTGTTGCTTCTGATAGATCTAAAGATGCAGAAGAAGAATCTTTAGATCCCAATGGATTTATTTATGATCGGTTTTTAAAATCAGGATTATTCAACCTCGATCATTTACCTTCTCGATCGCCAGTTAATAAAAGTAAATATTGGATTGGTGAGCCTATCGAAGCTCATGTAAAAGATGGTAAGTTTTTTGTTAAAGGAAAACTTTGGGAGAAATCTCCTGAAGCAAGAGCTTTTTGGGATAAAGCCTTGGAAATGAAAGAATCTGGATCCACACGGAAACCTGGTATGAGCGTAGAGGGAAAAGCACTTGAGAGAGATCCTAAAAATCCGGCTAAAATTACAAAAGCGTTAATTACAAATGTTGCTTTAACTTTTACACCTGTAAATGACCATACTTATCTTGATATACAAAAAAGCCGGGTTTTTGATCCAAATGATTTACAAGCTTCCAGTATTTTATTAGAATATGAATTTGAGAATCAAAAAATTTGTATCAATAAAAATCTGGAGTGCTCAATTATAGAAAAATCCAGATTTGATGTAGATAATTTCTGGACGATTTATAAGAGTTATCAAAAAGGACTGATTTCTAAACAAGTTTTAGATGATTACGTAAAAAAAATTGAAAATAATTTTGAACCTATTAAATAAGGGATTATATTTAGAGCAAAATAAATTTTTGTAAATATGAAAGTAGAATATCAAGACAGTGCAATAGTAAAATCTTTGCAAAATGCGGGGTTTTCTGATGAATGGATCGAATCGCAGATCGAATCCGGGGATGTAAAGATTGAAAAATCTAAAACTACTGCGGAAATGGATCGTTCTGAAAAGTTTCAAGAAAGAAACATCGAGAATGATAAAAAGCACATCGACGACCTGAAAAAGGACGAGAAGGAAGATAAAAAGGATAAGAAAGATCTGGAGCGTGACAAAAAAGAGCATGAAGAAAAAGAACATGAAATGGAGAAATCATTCTCCAATGATTTGATGAAGTCAATCGATTCTCTTCCTCAGGCTTTGGCTGCTGCCATTACTCCTTTCTTTAAAGGAATCAATGATCGTCTGAACAGTCAGGATGAACTTTTGAAGAAAGTATCTTCACAGGCACCTGAATTTAAAGGAGCCAATTTCAATGCCAGTGTTATTGAGAAATCATTAGCAAAAGATGGTAACGGTAAAACTGAGTTGAATATTATTTCTCAGCGACCTTTGGTAAGAAAAATTGTTGAGAAAATTGCCACCCGGTCAGATCTTGAAAAGTCAGTCCAGGATCAGGCATTGGAGTATTTGATGAACTCGGATGCAATTACTGCAGGAGAAGATCTTGCTATGTATTTGTATCAAAAAGAGAACATCTCTCTTGTTAAGTAAATTCGTCCGTAAAAATAAAATAAAATAGATTATGCAATTATACGACTATACAGGGGGACAGGTTTCGACTATACTGGAAAGTATGGATCAAACCGAGATTTTAAAAGCGATGGAAGCCGGCTTGATGACCGGTATGCAGTATAACAATATGATCAATAACGGTGGTGGTCTGAAGGTTGAATCTTTGGATGCTGTCCTGAAAGTGTTGACCAACCGTTTGGATCAATTGGTGTTCATGAATGAAATACCGAAGCAGAAAATCCGTAATACGGTTCATGCTTATAACCAGTTATTCAAATATGGTGAAGATGTCGGTATTTTCAATCAAGAAGGTGAAACTCCGACGGAAACGGATAGCCAGTACAGACGTAAATCAGCCGTTACTCGTTTTACCGGTGTAACTGGTCAGGTAACTCATCCGGCTTTGATTGCGGAATATGCCGGTGATATGAATATGTACACAAGAGAAGTTGAAAACAAAACAACTCTATTGTTGACTATTCTTGATGAGGTTATGATCACAGCTGACTCTTCATGTGTACCTGATGAATTTGATGGAATTTTCCGTCTTCATATGTTGGGTGTAAATGAAGTGGATGGCACGTCTACTGAAGGTTTGAGTTCAGAACAGTTATTGGATAATTACTTTGGAAATCCTGCTGTTATTGATGCACAGGGTAAAGTCCTCAGTGATGCCCTGTGTGAAGATGCTGCCAATGTAGTAGTTAACGTTTATAACGGTACAATTGACCGCATCATTTCAAATCCGGCAGTTTTCAGTAACTATGTAAAGACTTATCATGAAGCAAAACGTGTGATCGTTGGTCTTAGTGGTTCTGTTACAGGTGCTACTATGGGTCAGAGTGTTAATACTATTGATACTCAGTTCGGGAAAATCAATATCAAGAATGATAAATATTTTGACCGTCGTAAGTCTATTACTCTTTCTAAGAAAGCTACATCTCCAAAAGCTCCGCTGCCTCCGGTTAAGGGAGCTGATGCTACCGCTGTAACAGATGTTAAAACAAACTTTGGTAATCACGCTGGTTCCTATGGTTACGCAGTTACAGCTAAAAACCGTTATGGAGAATCTGCACCGGTTTCACTTACTACCACTGCGTTAGCAGTTAGTACAACTCAATCTGTAGATTTGCAGTTCACAGCTGGTCTTGGTGGTGCATATGAAGCAACTTGCTTCGTTATTTATAGAACTGAAGCAAATACTGCTTTGAGTAATACTGCTAATTATTATCCATTGTTTGAAGTATCTGTTGGTATGATGACTTCTGGATATGATGGTGCAGATGCTGGCAAAGTTCGTGATCGTAACCGTATTATCGCTGGTACTCGTTCTGCACTTGTTTATTACAATGACAGTCAGATCAACGAATACCTGCAGTTCCAGGATACAATGAAAATGGATTTCGCTATTACTTCTCCAAGTAAGCGTTTTGCCATTTTGAATTATGGCTGTCCGGTTCTTTATCAGCCTGCTAAGATCGTTCGTATCGTGAACATTGGTACTATTGGCCTTTAATAAGTAGAAAAACAAGGGTTTATGTTAGTAAGGGAGAAGAGAGTGATCTCTCTCCCTTATTTTATTAATAAATTAAATTAGAAATATATGAAAGTATTTAGTGCTGTCCATGCAAATACATCTATTAGTTTTGCTGGAACGATAATTAAATTTCAAGGAAACACGGCTGAAATCACTGAAGATTTGTATAAAAAAATCCGTGAAGTAAATTACCCGCATATTTCTGCAGAAGAAATCTCTTTGAAAACGAAAGAAGAAAAGGATTTTGATAAAGATCTTCGTGAAGTAAACAAGGAGTATATTGAAGAAATCGCTCGATTAAAAAATATTATTAAGAGTAAAGATACTCAAATCTCTGAATTGAAAAAAGATAATGAAGATTGGAAAGCTCAGTATCAAAAAGATACAGAAGAATTAAAAAGAAAGCTTTCTTCTGTTCAATCTCCGGCTCCAGAAGTCGCAGAGGAGAAGAATACTGAAGAAGATCTCCAGCTAAAGAAAGAATTGGAAGGAATGAAAGTTTCTGAATTAGAAGCTTTGGCAGCAGAACAGGGTATTCCTGCAGAAGAAATTAAGAAAGCCAAGCTGAAAGCCGAGCTAATTGAGTTGATTTTAAAAACAGCTTAAAGTAAAAAATCATGGCGCAATTAACATTAACAATCAAATATAAGAAGAACGAAGGTTCTTTACTTTCTCCGGCGGAAATGTGGAGTTTGTATCTCTATGGTATTACGATTCAAGGTAATACAGGAGCATCATTTTCTGATGAAGCTATTCAATATTATATCAAAGCAGCACAAAAGGAAGTGGAAAATTATTTCAATTTGTTATTTGTTAAACAGTTAATTGCGCTGGAAACTACTTCTTATTATCATACTGATTACTGGACTCATTTCCCTATTATACAAACAAAATTCCCTGTAAGAGAACCCTTATCTTTAGTAGGGATGTTGGCGAAAATAGAACAGATAATTTATCCGCAAGGTTGGTTATTCTGTGAAAGAGATCAGGCAGGTATTGGTAAAAGAAGAATAAGTATAGTTCCTACAGGTGCGAGTACAACAGAAGTTAATGCAGATGTTATTTTAACAGGTATTTCTTCTCAGATCGGTATGCAGCGTTTTCAGAATATCCCGGATTATTGGAATATTCAATATATAACTGGATTTGATTTAGATAAATTACCTTTAGATTTAATTGATATAGTTGGAAAGCTTGCTTCTATTGGGATTTTAAATATCGCCGGTGATTTAATTTTAGGAGCAGGTATCGCTTCTGTGAGTTTAAGTATTGATGGATTAAATCAAAGTATAGGAACTACTTCTTCTGCAGAGAACAGTGGTTATTCTGCTCGTATAAAACAGTATCAAAAAGAAATTGTTGAATCTACGAAAAGAATTAAATTAGTTTATGATGAAATCAAATTCATGGTCTTGTAATGAAAAAAAAAGAATATGGTTTCGTAAATCTATTCCAGTTCTACAATATAGCTTAGATGGCGATTTTATAAAAGAATGGCCAAGCGCATTACAGGTGGAAAGAGAATTGGGGTTTATCCGTAAAAGTGTTTTAAGAGCTTGTAGAGGGGCTTATGATACTGCTCATGGTTATAAATGGAAATTTAAAAATGAGGATCAAAAATGACGAAAAATATTTTACAATCTGCAGCACCTAATTTAGCAGGGCAACCCATTGTTGAATTTAGAAAGCCTGATTTTGATGCAGCTGTCTGGCAAAAAGGATATAAAGTTATAATTGAAAAGGCTTTGAGATGTCCTTGTCATGCACCTGACGCTCCTCTTATCGATTGCCAAAACTGTTATGGAACGGGATATTTTTATATTAATCCATTATCTACCATAGCTTTAATGACGAATTTAAACCAAAACAACTATTATAAAAATTGGTCTGAAACTTTAATGGGTACAGTAGAAGTTACTGTGAGAGATATCGATAAACCTAATCTGGGTTATTTTAATCGAATTACCGTTAAAGATCAGTTTTCTTATTTCAGTGAAAACCGTGTAATTCGCAGTTATAATGAAGATACATTTGTTTTTACAACTTATAAACCAGTTGAGTTAATAAGTCTTCATATATTTAATCAATACGACAAAAAACTCATTAAACTGAGTGAAGAAGAATATGAATTAAATCCTAACAATCCTTATAGTATTATTTTAAAGTTAAAGGAACTTCCAGTAAATAGAATTGTTAGTATTTATTATAAACATGAGCCTGAATATCATGTAATTGATCTACCGCATGAAATAAGAGCGTCTTTTGTAAAAGATAAACCAAGTGGGAAAATGCAGCAAATAAATCTTCCTATTCAAGCAATTGCGAGGAGAAGTCATTTGATAGCAATTGGAATCCCGAATTTTGATGGTACTGGAACTATTGATAATGACAATATATGAATTTATTACCAATCAATATAGATCTAAATGAAGTAGTTCAAGAATTTAGTTTGAATGAAAATCAAACTATTTACTTGGGATCATCTATTATTGATCGTGTTATAGAAGGATATAGTACTCGCTGGGAAAATTTAATAAATACTCAATTAAAACAAACAAGAGGAGAATATAAAAGAGCAATGTTTGTTGAAAGAGATTCCCCTCTTTCAGTTACATTTGGATTATCAGCAAGAGAAAATCCAATTGCTATGATGCTTGAAGAAGGAGCACCTCCTTTTGATGAAAAAATTGGATTTCAAAGATCGGGAAAAGTAAAACAAAAATTAAGTGGTGGATGGTATCTTACGATTCCTTTTAGACATGCAACTCCACAAGCAGTAGCAGAATCTGGAATTTTCTCTTCTATTTTACCACAAGCAGTTTATAATATAGCGAAGAACAAAGAAAAGCCTTTAAGTAAAAAAGATTTACCTACTGGATTTAATGTACCGGGAAAAAGAGCTGAAATTAGAACACCTCAATTAGTAATACCAGAATATCTCCATAAATCTCCTAAATATGAAGGTTTGGCTAAAATAAATGTTAGTGTTGGAAATGAAATTAGAAGCCAATACATGACATTTAGAAGAGTAAGTGATAAATCAGATCCAAATAGTTGGTGGAATAAAGGTTTAGAACCACGTAAACTAATGGATAAAGCTTTGGAAGCTTCTCATATTGAGACAGCTGTAGATATGGTTATAGATGAATTTTTAAAAAATCTTTAATATGTTAAATATTATTTATGTAAAGAAAATTATTGAATCTTTCATGGAATATTTGTATCGAGATATTACAACTAATCCAGATGAAGAAACAACATTCTTGTATCGTTTATTAAATGGTACAACTGATGGAAATTATGATTTTTATCAACAGGCAAAAAAAATATATTCCAGAACTCCTAACAATCCAAATAATATTAAAGTTGCATTGGAATATCCAAAGGATAGATTAGGATTACCTTGCTATGTTATTAGAGAACCTGGTAAAAATAGAGGTCCTGTTAATAATATAGGAAAGATTAATGGAATTTTTCCTGAAGATGGAAATTTAAGCTATTTAGATTCAAGACAGAGTAATTATGAAATAATGTGCTTTGCGGTAAATATGGTAGAATCAATAATGATATCAGAAATACTGTATGCACTATTAGTCAGTGCTCATGATATTTTAATAGAGAGATTTGATACCATTGATTATCAAATGAAAGAGTTAATGGTTGAAAATGAATTGATTCCAGTTCCAATTTTTATTAGATCTATCGGATTAAATGTATCTTGTTCTGAAATGATACCTGGAATGGTAGATACGGAATTATTAGGTAAAATATTATTTGAAAAAGCAGAAATAGCAGCGACTCTTTTAACTGAAAATGAGGAAATTTCAGGTTTACCTGGTGTTGAATCAGAGATTATTTAAAATAATTTGTCCACTTTCTTTGTAATTACAAGGATAAGATATATATTTAGACGTTAATAAGATTCAGTCTTAAAACATAATTTCGTAACGACAAAATAGTTAACAATGAGTAGCTTTATATTTAATGGAAGAAAAGTAATACTTCCGGGAGCTTACAGTGTAATTCAATCAGGAGAAACGAACCCGCCTCGGAATTTGGATTACGGTAAAGTTCTGATTATTGATACAGGTACTGCTGGTGCAAATTTTGGTGGAGGTTCAGGTATTAACGGGCAGTTAGCATCGGGACAAAATGCAGTATATAGTTTTTCAACGTTAGAGGATTTTCGCTTTTATATGAAGGGAGGATTATTCTGGCGTATTGCAGAAGCTTTATTTGCTCCAGATCCCGCAAATCCAGGAGCTGTTGGAATTTCGCAGCTCTATTTTTGTAGAGCGTGTACAACCACTTCAGCAACCATGTCTTTTGCAACAACAGCAGGGGGTACTTTAAAAATTCTTACCAGAGATGAAGGTCTTTGGGCGAATGGTATTGTAGCAGAAGAAAATCTTGTTACAGGGTTCGCCTATCAGATTATTCCTGGAGTTATTGATCCTGCTAAATGGATTTTACAGATTTACAGAGGTACTTTTACAGGTTTAGCAGAAGACGGATTACCTTATGGTGATGAAACAGCTGCACAATCTACTCCTCAGTTGATGGTTGTTTCACCGGAGTTTAATAATATGAATGCATTATTGAATTGGGCGAAAAATGATTCTTCATTTAACAGTTATTTTGCAGTGGATCCTACTTCTGCGGTAGAAGGAGATGGAAATATTTCGCAGGCAGATATTACTGCAGTAAGTGGATGGCAAGTAGCAACTGGTGCAACTGAATCTTACAGTTCAACAAATGTGGATGCAGCTTTAGCAGCAGTAACTGGATTAGATTACAATATTGTTTTTACTGATCAATATGGTGACAATGCTGCAGGAACGACTTATAAGAAAATTATCACGCATTTGAATAATGTGTCAAAATTTGATCATTTCTTATATATTGGTGGTTACGGTGAGGCAGGAAAATTCAGTGATGACATAACATTAGCACAAGGATTTGATTCTCCGAGAGTAGTTTTAGTACATGGAGATGCCGGTATAAATACAGAACTTTCACCGGTGGGTTATCGTTGGTGGACTGTTATGTATACGCTTGCAGCTGTCGTGGGAAGAATTTCAGGAAAAGCACCTCAAATCCCCGGTACTAATAAACCGATTGGTATTGATCGATTGCGTCATGTATTGAGTGATACGGAAAAAGAACAGGCGATTGAAAATGGTGTTCTTGTAGTTACAAAGAATGACTATATAAACAAATTCGTTATTTTAGAGGATGTAAATACTCTACAGGACAACGCTAATTTGTTTAATGCAAAAGGTTATTCTCCGTATATTCAGTTTATGCGAATTGTATATCAACTCAATCGGGAGCTTGTGGTCAATGCAGAAATTGATCTTTTGGGTGATGAGAATGGAGTTAATTTGAATACTCTATCGGCAAATACAGTGAAAAGTTGGACTGTAGCATATTTACAAAGCAGAGTAGCAACAGATTCTGAAGATAATCTAATTTTAGATTTCCAAGATGTAAATGTTACAAAGAAAGAAGATGCTTGGTTTGTGACCTATAAAGTTCGAGTAAATAGTGAAATCAACAAACTGTTCTTTACAGGTTTCTTGATCCGCTAATAAAAGGTGAAAAATTATGGCAGGAGTATCAAAAGTATATTCAGCAGCAAAGGCCTTTATCAAGATAGATAATAAAATGGCCGGCTATATCAGGGCTATTACATTTGCAGAGAACATTAATCGTGTAAATGTACAAGGCTTGGGAAATGTAAAAATTCAAGAAGCACCTGTTGTTTCTTTGAATAATACATGGACTGTAGATCAGTTTTTCCTCGATTTCAAACAGCCTATTATGCAGGCGATGATGAATCGAATGGGAAGTGTTCAAGCAATTTTGGATACATTAGTATTAGGAGAACTTGGTTTTCAAATTGCGATGTATGCAAAAACGATTGTTAGTAGAGATGATACAACTAAGTTAATCACTCAAGCCGATCCTACAGGCCAATCAATTTGTCAATTAGGTCCTTGTTATCCGACAACCCAGCAATTTTCTCTTTCAGACCAGGGAATTGCAGGTTGGAATGTTTCAGGTATCTACATTGATCCAGTAAGTGCAGTAAATCTATAAAAATAGAAAAATATGAATGATTCAGTTGAATTTACAGTAAAAGGACGTACTTATACGATTAACTTTCCTACAGTTGGAGAATATTATCGTATTGAATGTTTAAAACAATCTCTTAGTAATGATAATTACGGAGGTTTAATTGTGGCAAGAACAATTTCTTCAATCAAAGCATTGGATATGATTGATATTGAGGCAACACTTTCAGTACTTGCGCCTCAGTTGATCAGTGATTTAAAAACAGAAAGTTTATCAAAACTTGGTCTTCAAGATTTTAACGAGATTAAGAAAGCTTACAAAGAAAAGGTTCTTCCTTTTATGAAGAAAGTCAATGATTTATTGAATCAGGAGTAAAAATCTATGCCTACCGATGATATAAGAAGATTTATGATTCGGTGGAATAATAAGTTCCCTGTGGACAGATGGTGGAGACAGAAACATAACATTCCTTTTCTATCAGAGCGCCACAGGGAACAATCTTTTTTAAGTCAGGTGATGGAATATGAGGAGGAACTTATATTTCAAGAAAGACAAGAAAAAAAAGAGGATATTAATTCTATCGAAAATTACATTCCTAATGTTGGTGATTTTTTCAAAACACCTATTGTTAAAGAAGTGAACTCATCGCAGCCAATGAGTGCAGCTGAGATAGAAGAATTTCGTAGAGAGGCTGCATTATTAAACGAACAAGAAAATGGATCAGGAGAAGAGGATAAGGATATCAGCTGATGTCTCTCCTTTAAGGGAGATTCGAAAGGAAATCGAAGATTTGTCAAATAGTATAGCAGATCTGAGTAGAACTCCTATTGACGCTGATTTTGATCAAGGATCTTTTGATAGAAAGATCCAAGAAATGACAGATAAACTTAGGGTTCTTCAGAATGAAAAAGAGAAGTTAGAAAGAGATTTTCAAGGAACAAGAGAACCGCTTACTGAAAAACCTGTTATTGAGAGACCTCAGATAGAATCTCCAGAATCTCCTCGTGAAGTTATTAACGAAAAACCTCTTACTGAAAATGAAGAACAGGAAACAAAACCTAAAAAGAAACCAGGTAGAAAGAAAAAAATAAAACCAGAGGAAGCTGAAGAACCTGGAGAGGAAGCTGAAGAACCTTCGAAGCCAAAAAAAACTGGAGGATCTCGAGATTCGCAATTATCTGTATTAAGACAAATTTTACAAGCTGTAAATACAGGAAATGAACTTGCGGTTGAAAGAACAACATATTTAGAGATTCTTACAAAAGAAAGAGGTGGAGAAAACCTAATTCCACCTCCTGCGGTACCTCCCACAATTCCTCCTGCAGAAGATAATAACAGAGAAAGAGATACTGATAACAGAAGGAATCGTGATAGGGGAAGATCACAATATACTGGAATTCCCGGTGCGTTAGCTTCCCGTATGCTTCAATCGTATAGCCCCGTAGTTAATTCAAGAAATACTTATGAAGCAGGAGCAGCTGAAATTGGGGCTCTTGGTCAAACAGCTGGTACAAT